TTGAGGTCGTTGGAGTTGCCGTAGACGTTGGAAGATGCGCGTTAAATGCATTAGTTCCTGTCCATGTATTACTGGAAGCCAAAAGTCCAGCAGCTGCTCCAGACGCATCATAACTTGCATCGCCATAAGCCTTAGTGATGAGCTGAGTTGAGGTCGTAGGCGTTACCGTACTGGTTGGCAAATTAACGTTATAACTGTTTGTCCCTGTCCAAGCGTTGGTACCAGATAGGCTGACACCTGAACCCGCAACAGCATAAGTTGCATCACCATAAGCCTTAGTGATGAGCTGAGTGCTTGTTGTCGGAGTCTGGGTTGATGTCGGTAAGCTTGAGTTAAAGCTGTTCGTTCCTGTAAACGCGTTTGTCCCTGCAACTGTTGCAAAAGTAGCTTGTGAAACAGATGAAACAGTTGAAATACCACCCGAAACAGTGCTTAACAAAAGACCTGTAGACAAAGCACCTAGGTTAACTTCATTGGTTAGTGCGCCATTTGCTGTCGCAACTAAATACTGAGCGTTATTAGGTGCACCAGCAGAACCACTATTTGGACTCCAGAAAGCATTACCTGATGCATCCGATGTCCAAATATATCCAGCAACTGCCCCTGTTGGAGCTTTGAAGCCTGAATCAATAATCATATTCCCAACAAAGGTATTGACTCCACCCCAACTTTGAGTTGCTGCTAAAGAGCCATAAGTTGCATCGCCATAAGCCTTAGTGATTAACTGTGTTGATGTAGTCGGAGTCACTGTTGATGTTGGTAAGCTTGAGTTAAAGCTGTTCGTTCCACTCCAAGCATTTGTTCCCGCAATCTGCCCGAAAGTAGATTCTGAAACAGATGAAACAGTTGAAATACCGCCCGAAACAGTGCTTAACAAAAGACCTGTAGACAAAGCACCTAGGTTAACTTCATTAGGAAGAGAGCCGTTCGCTGTTGCAACAAGATAAGAAGCGATTGTCGGTGCGCCACCACCACCACCACCTGCTGCCCAAGTTGCATTACCCGAACTATCGGATGTCCACACATACCCAGCGACTGCGCCTGTTGGAGCTTGGAAACCTGAGTTAAAGACAACATTGCCTGTAAACGTATTGGTTAAAGAGCCAAAAGTATTAGAGCCATTTATTGTCGCAGCCATATTATTTACAGCATACGCAGGGATTGAGCCAGCTGTAATGTTCTCTCCAGACATATACACACCACCGCTAAATGTGTTTATGCCAGCCCAAGTGTTATTTGCTGAAGTTGTTGCAAAAGTAGATTCGGGGATCGTTGTGAGTGTTGAAGCTCCCCCTGAGACTGTGCTCAAAACAAGACCTGTAGACAGACCGCCTAAGTTTGTAGAGTTAGGAAGATCGGAAGCATTTTGTGTAACAACGAAATGATCATTTACAGATGGTCCACCGCCTCCGCTTCCATTTGAAGCAGCTGTTATACGTCCGAACGCATCCACTGTTAAGTTAGTATTGGTGTAACTTCCAGATGTGACAGCAGTATTAGGAAGAGCCACAGTTAAAGTACCTGATGATGTAATCGGACTTCCTGTAACCGTTAAGTTTGAAGAAGTTAAGCCTACAGAGGTTACTGTGCCCGTTCCTGGAGCTGTTCCACTTGAGGCTGCCGTGATACGGCCAAATTGGTCTACGGTTATATCGGCTAAGGTATAGCTACCTGGGGTTACAGCTGTACTTGGTAATTCAACATCGATAGACCCTGACGAGGTAATCGGACTTCCTGTAACATTGAGTGTTGAAGAATTTAAGCCTACAGATGTTACGCCACCACCTCCACCTGATGCAGGTTGCCATGTCCACGCACCACTTGTTGCGTTTGTACAAGTCGGTATATATCCTACAGTTGCTCCTGCGGGGAACTGAGGATTTGCTTGGAAGATATTAACACCGCTAAAGGTTTGATTCCCTGCTAGGTAAGCAAAAGTTGATGGATTCACCGTAGAAACTGTAGAAATTCCACCACTAACCGTACTTAAAAGGAGACCTGTTGAGAATGCTCCCAAGTTAACAGAATTAGGAAGATCTGAAGCGAACTGACTTACAAGGAAATAATCATTAGGATTAGCGCCACCGCCTCCACCACCACCTGTTGAACTGATGGTTAAATTAGTCTGTGACCCCGTATCTACAGCAGTAAGAACAACATCAGACCCTGTAATAAAGTTGATTGTATCTCTTGCTGAACCTACAAGAGAACCATCGAGGGAAACACGTACTTTTTGTACAGAAGTGTTATCTCCAACTTGTAATCCAATATCACCAGCACCATCACCATTTGTAACAAGAATAGATGAATTAGAACCGCGAATCATTCTTGTTGCAATTGTATTACCCGCACCAGCCGCTAAAATACCATTTCCGCTAGCAGCAGCAGCAACAAGGGATAGTAATGCGCCAGTTGGTCTAACTTCAATGCTTCCGCCTGGTCCTGATGGCACTAATAGCAAACCTAAGCTAGAATTTGTAATTAAGTTAGAACTCGCTGCCAGACCATACGATGGATCTGTGGCCACTGGTATTGTTGTGATAAGTGGCGAAGTATTGGAATCAAAAGACATAATTATCTCCTACGATAAGGTTGTGACAGCAATTGGTGTTGATAACGCGCTTGTTCCCGTAACGTTGTTAGTGGATGCAACTTGAACAAGATAAGGAATGCCTCCAGCAAGACCCATAATTGTATACGGAGGTCCATCAAGGGGGACTGATGTGAATGCCGCGAATTGACTCGTGCATTGGACAATGTAGCTATTGACTGGGACAGGTGTATCAATAACCAAATCCCATGAAACAGTGATTGAATTTTCAGTAGTTGGAGCAGAAACGACTAGCCCCGTTGGAATTGTTGGCAATTCTTGGCGTGAGAAAATCCTTGGATTACGAACAGGTACGGGGTCAGGCCTTAAGCGAGGGGGTACCAATTGAGGGTTTGGCTCGTCATAATCATCTTTATGAACCATCCAACCCGTCCAATATAAGCCCTGAGGTCCATACTGCATTTGCTTAACAAGTTGATCATGCATAACAGGCAAGCCCGTTACATCATCACGCGCCCAGGCTCTGATATTATCCCAATCTGCTTCAGGTATTTGACTTCTGTATCTTCCAAGTGACATGATTAATACCTATTCCTAGAAATAGTCATTTGAGATGTCACGCGCTCCGTATCTTCACCTAAGGCTTGAGTAGATGCCGTTATAGATGCTTGTAAGAGTTGAGCGTAAAGATTAGGATCAGTAACGAATTTTTCGGCTAATCTAACGGCTAATGCTGCACAAACCGCATTTAAAAAACGACTTGTTACAGGAAGCGAGTTAAAGAAAGAATCCATATCCTGAATAATTTGCGTATAGTTATAAATCAAAAACTGATATGAATTATTCGCAAAAGTATAAACATTTAAAGAAGGCGTTGCCGTTCTATCAAACCAATATTGCGTAGGGATTCCCGTTTGATTATTCGTATTAAATTGAAAGAATAAATCTCGACCACAAGGCTCCATAGGCTGGATTTGATAAGGAATTTGTAGCGATATCTGAGCAAGATCAAGAATCGCTCCGTTTGTTTCCCGAATCTGCCAATTTAAAGCCGTTATTGTATAAGGTAAAACATACCAAATAGGTATCTCGGGGTAGTAAGTTGTGGGCGGTGTTAGTAAGATTGTTTGCCATTGAGGATCGTTTTCACCCTCTGTAATTGTTCCCGCAGCTGCCTGAATTTCTATTGTGTAGGTTTGAACGCTATTCGATAAAATTCCCACATATAAAATAGGTTGCCCTTGAGGGTAGATGTACCAAAAACTACCGTTTGCCGTTGCTAAAGTGCATTGTCCCGGTGTGCTTTGGAACAAAGATGCCGGTGTACCCGCTGCAACAACTGTTGAATAAGCTGTACCGCCAAATATTGTATTAGATTTAGCAGCGTTAACCTCCAAAATATCGGATAATAAAGGGGCTGGAAGCGAATACTTTGATTGCCCTGAAATAAGGGGGACTAATCCAGTTTGCACGGTAAAAAGATTTAGACCGTAATTTATCCATTCGGATAAGACGAAATTAAGGGATCTTAAGCCTGACTGGAAATCAATAGGGTTAATTTTTGAGTTGGCAATCCCGCAACGCTCGAAAGCATCCCTAACCACATAATCGGCATCGATATTAGCAAAATTGTACTGGTTAGATGTAGCCATTTAAACCTCACTAACGTCTAACGTTTTCCGCAAAATTAGCCATTTTTCTCATATGCGAATTTTTTGAATGCTCCGCTTTTTCTAAACGTGATTCAGGAATCTTTTTCCCTTGTGGAACTCCTAAGGCACGATGAAGTTCGCCACGGTGAATGTGTGCATCTTCAATCCAGTGATCATTTGAAACATTTTCCCCACCTTTATGTTGGTGACGATACTTGTTCTTATCAACGCAACCATCGTCATCCATTTGGTCTTTAGATGCTCTTGAGTGCCCCATTAGACCCTAGCCCCTTGTTGTGTGAATGTTACAGTCATGCCACCAGTCCCGCCAAGAATCTGCGCACTTAAGACAGATAAAGGCATCTGGATAACGCTAAAAGAAGCCCAAGAATCAGGTCCTATAGGCAATGTTACGGGATAATTTGGGATATCTACCGAACTACTAACGAGTATGTTTTGATTATCAAGCGGAAAAGGAAACAAATTTTGTTCAAAGACAAAAGTAGTTCTAACTAACTGATAATTAACAAAATTATTTACATTAAAGTTTGAATAAGTCGGAGTAAATTCAATTTCATTATCAATTACATTCGTAAAACTAACAGTATATGCGGATGTTTTATTCCACATATCCATCATGACGGGATTTATATACCCCAGATTGCCAAGACCTATAGAAACTTCAACGTTATTTGCAGTGGTCATTATTGCAGAGTTTATAACGGCGTAATAATTTACAGATGCAGTCATTTCCCCTGCTGGGATATCTATAGTTTCATCAAGTATGTTACCGAAGGAATCTGCGCCTACGATATCAAAAGTTGCAGCATCTACTAGACCATTATTAGTGATCGTAATCTGACGTGTGGTACCTACGGGCATATTCATTGAATATGTAACACCACCCGTAAAGATATTTTGAAAAGGAATAGGGTTAGAAAAAGTTAAGGGAATACCTTCTACTGCAATCTGTTCAGCTGCAATATATGTTGTATTAACAGGTTGCCAAATTACAGTAAAAGATTTCATGCTAACCCCTATTGAGCTAAGAGTTTGACGTAATTATTCCAAAAAATAACATCTGGAGAATTAACGTTTGTTGAATATTGCACGCCAAATGAATCTTGTGGGACTTGATAAGGATACACATAGTTAGGTGTATTGTTCGCAATTCCCGTAGCGTTTTTCGAAACACCATAAAAAGCTAATTCACTAGGATTTAGATTTTTTAAAAGTTGATTCGAATTGGCATCACTGGTTGGCACTCTATATGTAATCTCTAAAGAAGAAGGAAAAACACCGTTAGGCACCTCAAATGTTCCTCTGGCATCCTGTCCAGAACCTTGAGGACTGTGAGTAGGTACAGGAGGATTTGCACCATTTGTTTCACGCCATGCATTTCCTGTACTTATCCACTGTTCAATCTGAGCAGGCGTTAAAAGAAGTCCACTACTGTATGCAGATAGTATACAACCTGGATCTTGTAAGAAAAAAGGCAGCCCGATAAAAAGACTACTTTGTAATGTAACGGTTAAAATGTTGGATGCAGCGGGAACGCTCCATTGTGCATTTGTAATGATTGAAAAACAAATAGAGTTTCCAACTGGCGTATTCTGAGCAGTTCCTGCTACCGCTACATAAACCATTGTTAATGGCATAAAGTATTGGTCGTATCCGTTTACAGTTAGTGTAACGGGTTGGTTAGTGACTGCACCTCCGTTAGTTGTAAAAGTAAGCGCGAGAGATCGAGGGCAATCTAGTGCAAATACTGTCGCACCACCTGCTGGATATTGAACAATTGGATTTTGTGCAGCGAGTGTAAAGTTCCCTAATAACTGTGCACCTACGTTCATAACTCCAGAAACATTATAATTTGCGAGTGGATTTACTCTGTAAGCACACATAACAGGCTGAGGAACACCAAAACCTCTATCTGTAACCAGCTTTGTTGTATCCCAAGAAAATCCGTTTGTTAGATAACTTGTATCTGTTCTAACAAATGGAATATTTGGATTTTGTGGGTTAAGAGGATTGAATTGTGGATTTAAAGTCATATTGACCCCCTACTTAACCTTGTGAACCTAGAACAGAACGGAAGTTAATGCATCGGAATGCATAACGCTCAGAACCATATACACCGATGTTCTGGTTAGCTTGATCAACGCTGAGAGTAATTTGGAGTGTTTTGCGTTGATAGTTAACAAGACCGTCTTCAAAGTCAGTAAGAATAAACCAGTTACCTTGGTTAGCCATATAATGGCTTAGAACCCAACCATCAGATAAATATTGACCATACGTAATTGGGTTAACGGCGTTAGTTGTATTTTCTGGACGATATGTAGAACCAAATAGAGCTGTAGCAATAAACTGATTCTGTATACCAACCAAACAACGTTTTGCTTCAATCTTACGAGGTAAACCAGAATAATCATAAAACTGCTGTGAAAGAGCAACTAAATCTTCTAATGAAGTTTCGTTCAACTCAGCAGGATTAATCATATTAGAAACAGTACCATTTGAAATCGGATGACTAAACGAACACATTGGTTGTCCGTCACCGAGTACGTACTGTGGATTTGTGCTACTAAACGCATTGTCAAATAAAGCAATACCGTTATACTCGGAAAGAATATTCAAATTCTCACGAATACCTACGACACCTTTAGGGAATTCATCTTGGTACAAGTTATCGTCAATCGCTATACTTGTTACAGTAAATCCAACGCCCCAATTTTGGATACGAGTATTTGTAACATAGGCCTGATCTCCAACTGAAGCCATTGGCATCTGTGAGCCTTCATTGAAATAACCAGCACCATTTACTGTACCCATTTCAATGTCAACTTCGGCTGCCTTTATAGATGGCATAATCTTAAATATACTTTTCCACTCATTTTGATAATAAGGATAGTATGAAGTGATACTACTAGCACCTGGGAGTAAAAGTTGTGCCCACTGTGCGGATGTTGTTACTGAGGAAGCCATTTATTTAATCCTTTCTAATAGACGCTTGGAGTTGGTGCACCAAAGAAGTGCGTATTTATTCGAACCACAACGACAGGATAAGGATCGGCCCAGCTTTGATTTGGAAAAGCACTACTTTGTGATGCTAGACTTAAAACTTTACAATGACCTGCAAGAGTACCAGCCCCTAAAAAGGCACCTGATATTAGATACTGTTGAGATTGACCACTCGAACTATTGGCACCAAAAAGGCTAGCTGGTGTTTGAACACCTGAAGCTCCGCCATTCTGAACAAGGTTCAGGTTAGCTCCGACAGCAGAAAGACCATTGGGAAACGGTGAGTTTGCTTGAACCAAAAATGTAGAGTTTGGAAGAGCGTTAAGAATAACGTTAACAGGTCCGTTATTAAAAACAGGCGTACCACCAGCCCAATATTTTGTTGTTGTGTAAGTGCCCTGTTGATTGAGGTACCAAAACCCTTCAATCTTACCGACAATGTAATTGGCAACGTTCGGGTTAACATATGCAGCTGCTGCAACAGCAGCTGGAAGCGCGCTTAATCCAGCATCGCCTGCTACTTCTGAAAACGTGACAACGTCCTGAAGACCTAAGCTTTGTGCTTTTCCATTATTACTTAATTGATATGTTCTAAGAGTGAGTGCTTCTTTTCCACCTTCATAGGTGTTATAAGAAAGCCCGAAGGGCGTGAATGTTTGAGACATATTACCTACCATGATACAAAAATTATAAATTTAATTTTTGGACATACGCTCAAAGCGCACTCGCCATGGAAGGCGGTCATTATCTACCGTCCTAGGTAGGTAAGCCTCTTTTTTATTTAAATAAAAAAGGTATATATCGATATATATACCCTTTCTAAAAAAAAATAAATACTTAATTTACACCATGTGTTTATAACCTGGATTACCGATATAATTTCTATCTTGACCAGTCGTACTATTAAATCCAAAATTTTCTTTACCAGGCATTCTTGTAAGAACTTCTTTAAAACGATTCTGAATATTACGTGTTTTAGATTTGATTGCTTCTTCTTCGGCATGAAGTTCATTATCTAATTTACCTAGACCTAAACCACCACCTTCAACAATTCCAACTGAATCTCTAATTTCACCATTATAATCTAAGAATGCTAATTCAGGTGCTTCCTCAGCACGAACCCATTCCCAACCATGGCACTCATGTCTTTTCATATTTTGTGTATCTGGCTTATCTCGAAGAGCCATACGAATCCATTTATAATAATAACCATCTTGCTTTACGCTTTCAGGAATATAAGTTTTACCAATAGAAACCGTATGCATTGCTCTTTTATAATACTCAATACGTTCGGCATGTGACCTAAATTGTAATTCACGTGAGTTATTAATTCGTGTTCTTGGTTGGAAATCCTTAGTCTTATTTACTAATTCTTCATTACCATATGGCATTGATGATTCGTGAATAGGATTAAAAGAATCACTTGTTGGAATATCCATATGATTAATTAATGGCACATTCATATCTTTACGAATTGTTCTTTGTAATTTAAAGGTTTCAGGTGCTTCCTCTGCTTCTTCTGAAAAATTATCTCCAAATTTATCTTTTAGTATTCTATTAACACTAGATTTACTAATTCCAATAATTTCGGAAATTCTTCTACAACTTAAACCATCTTTACGTAATTCAAGTGCCATACGTTCTTTATCTAAATCGGCCATAATGACACCTACTTTCTGTAATAATCTCTGAAAAAGTTATATCTTTCTTCAGCTGTTTTAAGTTCTTTGCCTGTTTTTGGGTCAACCATTCCATGCATTGTCGCATATAACTTGCGAGCTGCTTCATCAACAACAGGATCAATTGAATGTGTTTGTTGATATCCTTGACGACTTACATATGTTGCCCCGTTACTTGGATATGGTTGAGGTGGATATTGAGGGTGTGGTGGGTTTTGTGGTCCACGATTATATTGTGGCGGAGCATATTGCGGTGGTGGTGGTGCTTGATATTGTCCATGTTCATTAACAAGACGACCATCATTATTTCTATAGTCAGTTGTTTTTATATAATTAGGATTATAATTTGGCGCATATTCTGGGCCATAATGATCAGGTGCCTCTGTTCTAAAAATAGCATTTCCATTGGCATTAGGATTGTATGACATTTCAGTCTCCTGTAACGCATATTGCGTATTTTCTGGATAATAATTTTGTTGAGGTGTTGATTTTCGTTTTCTTTTGGAAAAACGTTCACGCATTGTTGCTTCAACTTCTTCGTAATAATCAGGTGTCCCGATATACGAACTTTCTCCATTTATTTTGAGATCATTATTAATTTCTGAACGAATTTCCCAAATTTTTTGTGCTAAATTTTCATCATAATCAGGATGATGTGGGTTACATACAGGTTGACGCTCAAGAAATGTTGAATAATGTTCACTATTTAAATCGCGACTATCGGAATATTGTTGAAGTTTTTGAGATAATATTTCTTGATATTCATCTCTAGGATCGGGCATAGGATTCGCATACATCTGCTCTTTCAAAGCAATGTTTTGGATATCTCGCTCTATTTCTTTTTTCTCACTAATAAACTCTTGAGAAAGATTTAATGCTTTAATTTCGTTGTCATAATCATTGTTATGCTTGGCATTAATAAAAACATCAGTTGCTTTTTGGATATTATCTTCAATAGATCGTTTCTCAAGTTCTAATCTATATTTTTCCGCAATAAGATTGTTTTCGATTTCTTTTTGTTCGAGAGCCTCTCGCATCATCGCTTCTTTAGCAGCAAAGACTTTTTCTTGCCTTTCTTTTTCGGCTGATTGTCTTATTGCATAAGCATTAGAATGTTGCTTTGCTTTTCGTTTGCGGCGTTGATGATCATTTGATGAACGTTGATCATCATTATGAATTTCACTTTCTATTTCATAATTTTGTTGATTGTTATCATTAATATTATATTGTGGATTTTCAAAATTATCCTGAATCTGCGCACGTTCGTCTTGACTTTGCGCATTTACTTCATTGATTACATCAACCAAACCTGTTTTTTGTGATAATTCCATTAAAGGATCAACATACGCGGATGTATGATTATCAGTTTTGGTATCGATAACAAAAGTAGATATATTATCGGTCATCGGATTTACAAAATTATCCATATGGCCCTCCTTTATGCATCACGTAAGTCTCTTTCGAGTTCCAGTGTAGTTACAAGTGTATCGGGATTATCATCTGCCATGATGAAACGGTCATCATGAACAGAAGCGAGCATAATACCTGTTTTTTCAGCTTTCTGACGTTCAACACCTCTAAATACTGCCCATTCACCATAAGTAAAACGTGGACCAGCAGGGAATCTCGCTTTATCAGTAAAACATTCTTTACCCATTCGCAAAATCTTGCCAATCATGCAACGTTGCATAATATCACGTACTTTCTGAGGTGTATTATAGAAACCGTTCGACATCTTTTCACCTGGATGCCATAACTTAATCAAAATCTGATAACCTCTTACAAAGGTTTCATCGATTCCAACATTTTCCATAACAAGATCATGTACTTCGTTTGGTGTCCATAACCATGGATTTACCCATTCACGTCCCGAATCATCTGGCGCATATCTAACTTTTTCCATTAGATAATCAAATACCTCGTCATCGGTCATAACCCCCTTTTTCTGAGCTTCAAATAATTGAAGATACTCAGAAATCGGGAGAATTTTCCGACAATAAGAATGCAAATTATCTCTAATAAGACGTTCTTTTTGTGGTGTTATTTTCATACAGATACACCTTTATACAGGGTCTGTAGTGAATACTGATTGTGCAGGTTCTTCTACGGGTGCAGCATTATCAATTGTAGAATATTGAGAATTTTCTTCCATCATTGTGCGGATAAAAGAAGCTGGGAATGCATCAGCATCTTCATTCTTTTCAATCCACTTAATAGCAAATTCAATAATATCTAATGAAATATTTATACCATTATTATAAGCTACGTAATTAGAAGTAAGAACTGGATTAGGAGAAGAATTGTTTATTGCGCAAGATTGAGAAATTACTCTTTTTACAGCATTACATTCAGCAGTTAGATCATTTTTAAGAACTGAAAGAAGATTGACAAGAGATGACATATTAACTCCATTTATTTAAATGGTGTTTTATTCTAGTCATCTGTTTTTAACTATATATAGACTTTTGGGACAAAGCAATAGTCGTTGGGACACATAAAAAATAACATATTTTATATAAAAAAAAGACCAATTAGATTGGTTAAAGTCTAATTGGTCAATAATGAAAAGTTACTTTTAGATAACACTCTATATATAACAAACTTTATGGTGCTGAGCCAGGATATTCTTTACGCCACTTAGCTGCACCACCACATGCTTTATGTAGTCTTTTTTCGGCGTTATCATCTGTTTTGTTTTTAGACATACGACCTGTGTAACCGACTTCATACGGGCTTAATTCTTTACCCTCATCAACTTCCTTCATTTTACGTTTTGCAAATTCAGGATTATTTGAATACCAATTATGGTCTACTGCTACATGATAAGGTGCACGTGTCATTGTTTCGCGCAACATTCTTGCCTCAGCTTCATCATGGCCATAAATAGTATTTGATTTATATTCACGCATAATATGCTCCATCAAAAACTGAGTTGTACATAAAATACATACAACTCAATTATATTAGTTAATCTTCATCATGATAACGGTCATGCTTACGACTACGTTTTTCCATATGTTCACGTCTCATAGCACGGCCACCTTCTTTAAGACCCATTGCAGCCATTCCGATTGGTACACCATACTTTACAGCACCAGCACCAACTTTAGCAGCAATACCAGGAGCTTGACGCCCTACTTCACGAGCAGCACCCTGAATACCTGAGCCTACAGTACGCGCCGCACCTTCAACGCCACGTCCTACGGTACGAGCAGCACCTTTAAGCCAGTTTCCCACAGAATTACCACCACGATGACATTCACGTTCATTGTCCATCATACGACCACCTCTTTTCATTGGCTGTAGACGAGACTGTGCCATATTTTCACCAGTATTAATTGCACGACCTGCATTATTATGAGCATAATCAGCAGCTGCATTACCTGCTTTACTGAGTTGTCCTCTTATATAATTATGTGCCTGTCCCTGAATACCAGTATTCTTAGTTTCTGCACCAAGAGCACTTTGGAAGCCCTGATTTGCACGATTAATCATGCCAGGAGCTTGAGTTCGTGCATAATTAGCTGCATTTCTAACGCCTCTGGATGCTTCACCTTTAGCATAATTTACAGCTGAAGGAGTTGCCTGTCTAATGGCACCGCGCGCCATATTATAACCCTGTCCAGCTAAATTACGTGCACCACGATAAGCTGAACCGACCATATCACCAAAGCCATGCTCTTCTCTATCCATACCAACAGAGTCACCATTCTTATGTGATTCACGATTACGCTTAACTTTAGGGGCGCTATCATCTCCTGACATTGGCATCATATGATGACCGCCTTGGGATGGCATATTTGAACTACCACGTGATTTAGCGGGCATAATATGGCCGCCCTGAGATGGCATACAACCGCTGTTTACTCTTCCACCGCGTGCATATGCTTGAGGCTGGCTATCCTCCATATCTTCGGCGTCACCGCCGACCATATCACCGTATGCATGATGTTCACGATGTCCCACATAACCACGGCTATTTGTTCCTGATGGGTAAGATGCTTTTGCTTCTGTAGGTGAACTGTCTCTTGTCCAACTTCTTACACGACTTAGTGCTTCGTTACTGCCTTCTAATGAATTATCCATTTTTTTCTCTTTTTTAAATTAATAGGTTAAAATATTTATTGCTCGTCAAAATTTGTATCTTGTACATCTTCCTCCTTGCTTTTTTGTTCATAATCAAGCGTGCTATCATACGCTTTGGTTTGAGCATCTAGATCGGCTACATATTTATCGTGCTCTAATCTAGTGTCCTCATCCTGTTTGTTAGACTCATACTTAAGGGTAGAATCGTATGTTTTTGTTTGCGTATCTAATTGGTTTTTTTGTTCTTGTAATCTCAATTGTTCCATTCGCTCTGCTGATTTTAAGCGTATTTCTTCTTGTTGGAGTTGTAGCTTTAATTTCTCAAGTTCTAATTGTTCTTGTTTATATGATACTTCCTGAATCCTAATTTGATTCTCTATCTGCAATTGTTCTTTCTCATTTTGCATCTTTATTTGCTCAATCTGCATGTCTTGTTGCATCTTTTGCATTTTTAATTCGAGTTCTTGTTTTTTAACTCGCAACTCTTCCATCATAACTTCATTTGGATCAATAGGCTTCGGATTCTCCTCTGCTTCTTGCTGTTGTTGTTGTTGAACGGCCTCAGCGGCCAATACAGAAATTTGATTTTGAATATCAGGTGGCAAATCAGATGTATCTTCAGGTAGAGTTTTGCCCATAGATGCTTGGATATCTGCCATGTATTGATTGGCTTTATGATCATTTACATGCGATTGAAGAACATTTATAGCTTCAGAGTTATCAGCTGTTTCATCATCCGTTAACTTTTGAATAAAATCATTATGACCAACAATATGAGATGCATTATCTTGCGTTGCATATACTTGTATCGCTTCACCACGTAATACACGGGCATTTTCACTTACAAAATCTAATTGTGGTGGTGGAGGTGGATCTTTAGGCTCATCTACGAGCATCTTCTCAAAATCTTTAATATTTAATGTCTTGAGAATGAATTTATTAACTTCACGCATATTATATTGATCAGGAGCTTGGGTTGCTAATGATAATAATGCCTCACCAATTGCCATTTGCTTCATAGAAGATGAACAATTTGGGTCAATTGTAGGTTTTATCTGCAAATTAGGCGCGAAATCTTCACGTGTAATATGCTGTTTTGAGCCTGCTACATTGAAAGGATAAGGTGAAAATGGTAGCCATTCTGCAAATACATTAAACAATAATTTTAATTCGTTAGAGAATGAATCATATAATCCACGCATAATTGAATCTTCAAGAATATGCGCACTACTCACAATTGCAGATACAAGTGTTGCCGTTGCATTAACTGGCATAGAATCTGGGGAAAAGTTTACCGCACCAGAAGCATCACTCATAGCAGGGCTGATTATATCAGTTAATACTTGGAGTAAAACTTGAGAAGGAGGATTAAAGGGGACAGGCATAAATGAATCGGTAATCTTCTTATCAAATGTAGCCACTTGACTAACGGAACCTGGATCAAGCCTAATCTGAGACTTTTCATTCTTTGCTGTCGTACTTTGAAGTAATGCAGGAGCATTAGAAAATTCACCTGCACGAATCAATTGTTGCAACAAACCTGTTTCAGTACGCGCTAATCCTAAAATTAAATGTGCAAGTCCAAACCCTGTAGGTCCTGGGCCTGTAAAATACTTATATTGGACTAATTTTTGAATTGGGAGATATAAAGGGTCATTTTCATTATAATTTCGCCATATTCCGACAATATTACTCGATTCTTTATCTTTAATAACCATATAGGGTAAAAGTGTCCCTGTAGGTGTCCCATTGGCTCGCATATGTTCGAAACCTTGGACATTTAAATAACAATAACATTCATCAAAACAATGCGTTTTGTTTTTTTCATCAGCTTGCGCCGATACTCCAACGGTATTATCTATCTTCTTTTGTACAGAATTTTGATTAATATCATATTCTTGCAAAAAGACATCTTTCCATTCACGTGTTTTAAACTTATTTCGTACATTACGTTCGGATAATGTATAACGATGTGTTACACGTTCTGCATCTAATACACTTGATGCGCCAGGATTAATAATAATTTCATCTGATCTGATATAAGCTGCTGTAGGACGATTTTTTGATACATCTAAACAAACCTTACTAAAAACTTGTCCGCATAAAACCATCCAAAAAAGTGCTTGTTTCTTATCCTCAATATAACCAGACATAACGGAGGAAAGCATATAATTAGCAAAATCTTTCATACGAAAGGCTTGATCTTGTACTTTTTGCGTAACCTGACCAAATGTTTCACAATCGACAACACCACCAGCAGGAAATAAATTCCCATGAAGTTTTGATGTGTTAGAAATTACTAATTTTAAAAAGGTAGGACCAAAAACATCAGCTGCTGTAGTATTCGTACCACCTGAGCCTTTATTTAATCCTATTCCCATATATTCTATGGCTGTTTTTTCGATTGAAAGTGATTTTTGCCTTGCGTCATCATCAGATGCGATAGCATCAGTAAGATAACTTCCAATACGCTTTAATTCGCCTTCACTTAAACTATGTGCCAAGTTTTCATAAAAACGTGGGTCTCTATTAGGGTTCATATAAGGATTATTTGTAATCACTGGATCACCATACATACTAGCATAGCCAGCCTGTTCATTCCCTGGAAAGGGTGTATTCTGTGAGGCATTCATTGCTTCATTATTATATGGAGATGTTTTGACCCGAAACATAGTCTACCTAAGGTAGTGTTCCATTCTTAGTCATTTACTATATATAAAGTATTTAGAAAGAATTTGCTATTTTATTTTATCTAATCTTATATACTACGTGGCTCTTCATAAAGAATTTCTCTATTAGAAAAATCAATAGGGATAGCATCGGGGTTTTCACCTGGATAATGAATAATACCACGCATACTTAACCAAATAAACGCTTGTGCCATAGAATCGACTAAATCTTGTCCTTTACCTCGTGGGCATCTTAAACATGCTTCTACAAATTCATCACCATAACTATATCTACGCGTAAATTCACTTTCAGGAGCCAGAGGAATCCATACAATACCTGATTCAATAATCATACTCGCAAACTTTGTGCGTGCTAATTTCCGTGTAGGACTGTCACCAGCACCATCTTTAAAACCATGGGTTCTTGGATTAAAGCCAATAACATTAGTTATTCCACCTAACTTTAAATCTTGAATTAAAGGCACACCATTCATTGCTTCCTCAATTAAGATAAGCGTAGGTTTAGGACCTTGCCTTAACGGCCTATCTGGATCATCCGTATAATAATTATGAGCACAATTAACCATCATACGTCGTAAACCTGGGTTTTCTAATTTACCTGACCAAGAATTTAATAAAATAAGATTAGGATTATTATTTTCATCTGTGAATACGCCCCAATTTGTAACGGCTGAATCGCACGCTTCTTCCTTTATACTTAATGCAGTATCCCAACTTTGGATAACATATTCACACTTTGGCATACCCCTTTGTTTCCACCATCTAAACCAATCTTCTTTAATTAAGTTACCACCAGAAGGTGTTGGGTCTTGTTGCATTTGAGCCGAGATATTAATGGCAGTTCCATAGATAGATTTTCTACGTCTAGTTTCATTTTCTCCATACATATTAGGCCAGATTAACTCGCCTTTTTCTTTTCTTGGATCACTCCAAACTTTCTTTGTTCCAGGCAATACAATTGTACGACAATGTCGTTTAGGGTCGTACTCCCAAGGAAGCATTAAATGAATAATAGAAGGGTCGTTTTTAGCCAAGAAATGGCCTGTAGCATCGAATTGATGCAGTCTTTGTTGAATAATAATTAAAGCACCACGACGAGATTCTGAGATTCTATCAATACGAATACCAACCGTAGCATCTAATACTAGATTTACATATTCACGTTGGGTAGCGTACATCACGTCATTTTGTGCATTAACATCATCCGCCATGATAAAGTTTGCGCCTTCACCCATAGAAGAACTATGGATAGATTTAATAAACTTTTCACCGCCAGCCGTATTACCGTATCGTTCCTTACGACTTAACTCACGTAGTAATTGTACCTTATGACCCCATAGTCTTTGATACCATTCCGATTGAATTAATTGTTTACACTTTAAAGCGTCACGTTCAGAAAGATCACCGCTACTCGAAATGTTTAAAAACTTAAGATGTGGCTCACGTGCCCATACCCAAGCAGGAAAGAATATATTGCATATGGTTGATTTCATGCAACGAGATGGAATGTTAATAAGAAGAGTCTCTATATATCCATGATAAGCAGCTTCAAGATGTTCTGAAATAACCTTAATGTGCCAGCCATCGACATATTGAAAACCTGGATGCACATATCTCCATGCAGCTTTGCAAAAATCATATAGACTGTTTTCAAGACTTTCTCGTAATTCTATTTCTTGAGGAGTTAAAGCATTAATATTGGCTGCAAACATCAATTGCAACCCTTGCGTTTGTTTTAATCTTAACTTAGATACTGCCATGATATGTCCTGTTGAATAATGGATCGGAAAACTGGAGTCGAACCAATATTCACGCCTTCAAAGGGCGATGTCCTGCCTTTAGACGATTTCCGAAAATTATTTATTTTCCATATGGATTCCATAGTTTATGTTTTTCACATAAAATTTGGATCGCAGATTTTGCGTCACAATGATTTTCATCCATGATTAATTGAATAAAATTCTTTAATGCTTTTTCGCTTTTATCATCAAAAATGAAACTATTTTTAATATAAGCATTTCTAGAAGTAGGACAATGAAATAATTTTACTACTTTTTTATTTTCAACATATGCCACATATTCATGCCATCTACCTTGATCATCGTGGGCATAAAACTTGAATTTTATAGGAAATTTATAATTTTCTTCTAAATCACAATATTCACCATCATTAAATTTTACTTCTAGACTACCATCTTTATGAATAAAGAAATCACTTGCAGTCCCATCATCATATGTACATGTATGCATATCTTTTGTTTGGAATTTATCTGTATAAATAAAACCATCAGGTAAATCCATCTCACAATACACAAAATCAAAACTTGCCATTAGATTTCCTCATCCCAAAACGTAAAAACTCTAGCATTCTCTGCCATAATTTGGATAGCTTCTTTGCAACTTAGACGATGATCATCCATTTTAGCCTGGATAATACGTCTTATAAAAAACATTTCATCTTTTGAAAATTTATAGGAAGTTTCATAAGAACAATCAGATGTTATACATGATACAAGTTTTACAACTTTTTCTCCATCCGTATACGCTGAGTATTCATGAAATTCACCCGCACGATCATCTGCGTGAGCATAAAAATTAAATTTAGATGGTAATTTATAATTTTCTTCTAAATCACAATTTTCATTATGATTAAATTTTATTTCTACACTACAATCTTTATGGATAAAGAAATCACTAAGGGTACCACCATTATATGTACATGTTTCCATATCCTTTGATTGGAATGCATGTGCGTAAACAAACCCATCAGGTAAATCCATCTCACAATATATATTGTCATACATTCCCATTAGATTCTATTTCCTTAATTCTACGTTCACATAAATCACGATTTCCAACAATCCATATCCCTTTTGGAGATATCCAGCAATGTTGTAAATAAGTTCCATAACTTACTAAACCTTTTTCATCAAATAGACATAAAATAGTATTAATGTATTTTTCATAAAGTAAATATGCTCTGTGTTTTATAGTATCCGATACATAATTCTCTCGAAAAAAAAGCAAGTCAACCATCGCATTTGTTAGTTTATCTAAAGTATTCTTACCTATATAAGATGAGGACATTTCGAATAACTCTCGAAGAATCATATAGCAATCTTCGTCATTAAAGTTATTGGTGCCTGTAAACCCTAAAACATGAGACAAAAGCGTATCTGTATTATCGAGGTAAATAGCTCCTTTATCAGGCCTATTTGCCCTGATTTCATCATCTATATAAGCTAAGTTAAAAGGACAGTTTCTTTCATTATATATATTAGCCCATTTGTTTGTTTCACTTTTTATAATTGTTTTATTCATCACCACAATAGTCTTTCCATTTTTTATAAACTTCCTCTGTAACATCTATCGAATCTTCGGAATAATCATCTGGTAACATAATATCAGACTCCAATGTCCAATTTTGGTCAAGATAATTTTCCCTATCTGTCATTTGCATAAAAACAAGCATATGAGGGAAAGGATTATCTTTTTTACATAGATGATAACTCCTATCTCCAAAATCATTTGGAGGTTCAAAAAACTTATCTTCTATTCTATTGTATGCAAAATAATGTATTCCCATTATTAATCAAACCTTCTTATATGTTTATTAATTTTTTCTAATTCTATCGATATAAATACTAATGATAATGTTGACATTACGGCACATGTAGCTAGTACAAATTGTGTAAACATATGCATTATTCAATTTCCTTAATCGGTCTAAAATTTATTTTCATCCACACTTAACTCTTTTTTATTTTTTGCGTCATCATTTAATAGTTTAATTGTATGTATAGCTTCATCTATATCTATAAAATCGTAATCTTCACCTATCGTGAATCTATATTTAATTTCATTACCTTCTAAATTAAAACCAGGGTTAAAGCCTATTGATGTAGCGTATCTATATAGAGGGTCTAATAACATTGGATCAGTGATTTGCGGTTGTGATGGTCCACGATCTTCAATTGCCTTGGCTAAAGCTTTTTGTCTCTCAGGTGAATTTTTGAAATCTTCTAATGCTCGCTTAATATTAGGTTTTGTGGCATTTTTAATTTCTTCAGCAATACGTATATATCTTAAAAGAAAAGACATGCGATTTAAATAATATCCAGTTTCTTTAGGGGTCTCAAATGTTTTGCCAACAAACATCTCTAAATTTTTAGTTTCAGGATAAGACTCTATCTTTTTAAAAAAAGAATGGTCTTCACCTGATACATCATATTTTAAAAAATATTGCTCTAGATCAAATGTATCTGTTGTCATGTAGTATTTCCTTTATAAGTGGCTCCCCAAGACGGACTCGAACCGCCGACCTAGTGATTAACAGTCACGCGCTCTACCAACTGAGCTATTGGGGAATATTTATTAATCTTTACTCAGCTTTAAAAATATTTTAACAAAGCATATATATTATTTTCTCAAAGCTCCACTATCTTAATAGGATAAAGTGCCTCTACCATTTTCTTTTTCATAATATATGTCTGGGTTTTCTTGCCTTTAACATCTTCTATCCCAATACTCCCATTTTTCCAAACCACATAAAAGTCACATAAATATTTAACATTACCAGGAAGGTGAAAGGGGACTTGTCGTAAGAAATACTGAACTTCTCCACATTGTTTTAATACCTTAAGTTCACAATATCGCTTAGATTCTTTCTTAGAGGCAAATGATATGCCATCAGTCATGGTACGTATATTACGATATTTAAGCATTGTTTTATATTGATCCTTAGCTACTCGACTACCTATATATTTACCAACAATTGCATGTTCTTTATTATATGCTTCTTGCGAGTGTGAATGTTGATAACCTGAGTTAAATGCACAAAGATGTTCATCATGTTGCGACATTATTATACTATCGTAGTTCATTTAATTAATCCTCTAAAATCCAGTTCATACAATACAAAAATATACCACAACCCATTATAATCAATATTGTATCTATAAATTTATCCATGGATGTTGCCTGTTAAATCTAGACAATCTTTTAATATGTATTGTAAGTCTGGTGATAGTTTATCAATGGTTGTCATACTGTTAGGTCCTTCTCATATTTATCGAGTAAGAAATGTATCAAAATAATTCTTCAATCAATTTATTAATTCTCTCAAACCTTAATTGCTTAACTTCTCGATTCGTATGAAATCTTCTAATATCATTTAAAAGGTTTAAGGAATTTTTAAGCATATCTTCATAATTAGTAACGGTTAAAGTATTATTATTTCTAACAATTTCATTATAATTATTTTCTAATTCTTCCAATGTAGAGACTACATACTGGATGATTTCTTCATCAGTCATTCTATTTCTTTCTATATTATGTTAATATTAGATACTTTTATAAAAGGATTAATCAAATGGCATTTGATAAGCTTGCATTAATTTTGTCACTCATATTTATCTGTACTTTAATTGTTAACTGTTCATTGGTTAAAGTTAAAGTTCATGTTAATAGAAAGTCACAGGGTATCGAAATGTCTACCGATCTTTGTTTTCCTTAATAAAATTTTCTATGTGCAGATTTTTTTGTTCTTCTGTGGATTTCATTAAGCTCTTTCTCTATATGAAAAGTATTGTTGTTAACAATCTCCCCCATTGTATTAAGGCTAGAAATCACATCATCAATGTCAACACTCAAGTCATTTAATTGATCTTGTTTTGAGGTGTCCAGCTCATTCAGAGCATTAATTGCCTCTAAAATATCGTTTACCTCAAGAGTTAACGCCTCAGTTTCAGAAAAAATACAATTTTTAGGTTCACAACGTTTAATCAAAGTATCGATCGTTCTTTGTTGCACGTTCACCTGCTTTTGAAGCTCAGTAACAGCATCAGAGTTTTTCTTTAGAGAGCTTTTAATCAAAGTCACTAAATCGATTATTCCGTCCAGATCATTACTACCTTCGTTATACATTTTATTTTCCTTTAACTTATTAATTAACATGTAACATTCATTGTTGAGGGAGATACTTGTGGCTTATCACGCTCAATTTTAGTCTCAATTGTCTTAACCAATTCATCTATACGTTTATTCACATTCCGTATGGTTTCCTCAAAAGAACGACTATCAGAGACTGGCGTTACCGCTGCCGTTACTTCCTCTAGGTTTGTTGTTTCTTTTTCTTTAGTTTTCTTCATTTTATTATTACTCCAAATGAATATAATTAATGTCGTATCTTTGCATAAACTGCATCCTCAAACTTCTTTGCAAACGATGGATTAATCCCAAAATACTCAACGACTTGCGGATTGCCTTTAAGTGCCTCTAAAAGGTCTATACGCTTTACAACATCTAGCAAAGGGAGCGTTTCTAAATACGTTTGTAATGTTTTGCCTATATCATCCATTGTTTGGCTCCCGCCTTAAAACTACTTCCATATGCTCTTTATATTTCATCATCAAATCTTCATCTGAAACAATTATACCATTAGCAATGTTGTCAATCATTGTCATCAAATCTTTTGCGTGCTCTGTTCCTATGTCGCCATCACATACTGCCTTGAATGTATCTCTACGCGCTATTTCACAATCAGCTAATGTTACAATTTGACGTGTTAAAAGTATCGCATTCGCGGTGAGTTTTTCCTTAGGATAAAATCTATCCATAAAAAACATGATAGCTTGCATATTACCCTCTTTAGCCTTCTGAACTAACACAGAGAATATAATGCTATTATTTTCAGCCCCTAATCTATTAGCCAATGCCGCTACAGGAGTGATTTTGCTCCCCTTTCTAAGCATAGGCATAATCTCGCCTTCGATTACACTGTCTGTGTTAATCTTCTCCTCTATATAGTCGAATTTTTCTTTACAAACCTTTTTCTTTGCCACGCTAGATTCTACATTCATCCCGAATATATTGCATATGTTCGCATTTTAAGCGCAAAAACTATAAATTTTCAACTTTATTTTTTATAAAAGTTTTTATATATCTCATCACATAGAGATTGATAAAAACATTTAACTTACCAAATAAAAAGTTATAAATTTATTGCCAATTTTTATAGACAAAAATAATTTACAATTTTATATTAAAGACGACAAAACAATTTTAAGGAAATAATAAAATGAAACTTACATCCCAAACACCAGATGAAAAAATAATGGAACCTATTTTGGATCTCTTAGCAGAAGCCGCTTTGTTATTCTCTGATGTCCTGCTTAATAATACTGAAATTTACACAGGTATTAAACAAAACGAAAGTATTATTAAATTCATAGATAAAAAAGCTAAAGAATTAGCGTACTGTTTCAAATATCTTTTAAATAAAGAAGTAGACATAACAAAAGATTGCATAAAAAAAGCTTTTTCATCGCCTGAATTTACATACAAAACCCGCATAAACTTATAATTACAAATAACAAACTAAGGAAACAATAAAATGACAAACGAAATACAACCGCACCCCTTAAACCTTAACGTAAATATTACGACAGATTTAGAGCGTATTCTTATTAGCGCTCTCATAGAGATACATAATCGTTTGAAAGAAGAATGTTCTCAAACATCTTCTACTTGGAACTCAAACCAAATATTTAAAATGTGTGCCAACACTCTTAAAATCCTTAACATTCAGCCAGGGGAATAATTATTATGATGGAAATGATAATGAAAACAGAACGTTATTCACGCCCTCTTACACCCAGACATTTTTTAGCCTGTAAAGATATGAGTGAATTAGCGGAATTAATACATTTTATCGCTTATACGCCCCATTTTCTCGCTCAGGAGAGGCAAAAGGAGATTGACTGGCTTATATTAAGATCAAATCAAATAACACCACCTGAGCCTTGCCCAATAAGCCATGAGCTACAATTTGAGTTGTTTGAGCACATGACTGAATTAGCTACAATTATGCATACTAGAATGGCTGAGATGAATCCAATTAACGGGAAGGAAAAATAAAAATGACTAATAAAAAAATTATGAGCATGTTAGATATGTTGTCCCCCTCAGAAACAACAAAATACTTAAAATGTTTATGCTCAGTTAAAAATATTATTGATTCCTATCTTAGTGATAATCAAAACATAATTTCGCTTGCGAATTCTTATGAAGTCAAGAGAAGAATCCTAAGGCTTGTGAGTAATGATTTATCTTTAGTGGTATTTTCCAAAAACGATACAACCACAGAGGGACAATAAAATGGCCACTCAAAATACAGCTAGATTAAATCTAGCTTTAGGCTCTCTTTCCAGAGAATTTGAAGATGAAATAGATAGATCTTATTTCTCAGAAAAAGGGGAAGATTGTGAGGGTAGATTATATGATTTTAAATCATTCTTTCAAACCTACCTAATAGAACAATTAGACTATTTGTTTATTCCTATTATTGAAGATCATTTAAGACGTTTAGAAAACAGTCATCGTGAATATGAAAAGGAAGATTAATCATGTCGAATATTGAGAATACTTTAGACAAAGAAAATGAAAAAATCAAAGAAGCAGCTTTAAATATTTTAATTAATGAGCAGTTCAAAGAAATTGCCATTATGAATAATGAGCGTATTGTTCGCCTTGAATTATACAAGGCCCTTGCTTTTAGCCCATTAGCACAGCAAATTAATGCAAAAAAATTTGATTTTGAGAGTTTTTTATGTGACTTGGCTAGTAAAATTATTAAAAGATTGGATGAAAAATGTTAATACTCATTGCTTCTTTTTTTATATATGGTGTCTTGTTTGGCGTTCTCATTTCCTCTTGTTACTTTGCTAGGAAAATTGGCAATGCTCGAAAAGAAAAGATAATCTCTGGCCTTAAACGAATTGATGATTGCTTGGAACGATTGGAAGAAGACCCTGAAAACTTAGTGCCCTTAAACTTTATAAAAGTTAGGTGATAAAATGATAACAGTTAAATCAATTAAAATGATTCGTGATGTTGAAAAAAATCGGTGAAAGAGTTTTTCATACGGCTCTAACCGTGAAACTAGAGAGATGTGATAAAACATTAATTTATTTAGGAATTGCTATAAATTATCATAGTGAAATTATACTAGATTCCGTAAGAACAACGAGCGACACTTTATTGAATGATGAAGAAAAAGCAGGCGTCGAAAACTTATTAAAAAATAAGCTTCCGATGCTTATCAATGCATGGAGAGCTTTACAACAAATAACCCCAGATGAATTAAAATTCATTTTAGCTTAAGGAAACAATCAATGATAACACCTCAACAAAAAGAAGAAAGACGTAAAGGCATAGGCGGTAGCGATGTAGCAGCAATCTTTGGCTTTACCAAAAAATACAAAACACCTCTCCAAGTTTATCTTGATAAATTAGGATTGTCTGAGGATGAAAACGAGACGAACATCGCCGCCGAAGAGGGAACGTATTTAGAGCCTTTAGTGTTAGACCTCTTTGAAAAAGCTATGAATACAAAACTTGTTCTTAGAGATAATGTACCGACATTAATCGATTCAGAGTTTCCCTATATGCGAGCAAACATAGACGGTTTAATGTCTGACGGCTCTATTGTAGAGGCTAAAACTGTAACTTGTTATAATCGTAAGAAATGGGGCGAACCTATGACGGGTGAAATTCCTATTAAGGTAGCTTACCAATGCGCTTACTACACCTCTATTTATAAGGCTACGCAGGTTTATATACCCGTTCTCTTTAGAGGTAGCTCAGAGTTTCAAATATACGTGTATACGCCTAATTATGCGTTTGAGAAAGCCATTAGAGAAAGAGTTACGGATTTTTGGGAAAATCATATTTTAAAACAGATCCCCCCGCAACCGCTTAACTACGATGATTTGCTTGTTTTAAACCCTTGCATCTCAGAAGATAGTAGCGTTGGATTAGGGGAAACTGTGCGCGATCATTTTGATAGATTCGTCTCATTAAAAGCTCAAATAAAAGAATTAGAAAATGAGATGGAAGACCATAAATTTGAAATTGAAAAATTCATGAGTGATCGCGAGTTTTTACTTGATGAAAAGGGCGAAAGAATAGCTAGTTTTAAATATAATACAGATTCATTTAGACTTGATACCGCAGCGCTTAAAAAGAACGACCCAATTATTTATAACCTCTACAAAAAACCATCAAAACCCACTCGTGTTTTTAAACTATTAAACCAAGGAAAGAAAAATGACTGAGGAAATTAAAGAAAAGATGCCTGTCAAAAACATAAGTACGCAACTCCTTTCGTGTAACTTTGACAAAATTGAAAAGGATAGTCTAAACACTCATTTTAAGCAAACTTATGCAAGTATAGAAAGTATATTTGGTGTGGTTATGCCAGAGTTAAAGAGAAATGGAATCCTTTTTAGCTGCGCGATGGATCCTAGCGCTCTAGATGTGTTGATAATGACTCTTGAACACATAGAAAGCGGGACGTCCAAATCTACCCCTATAAAACTGTTAAATACGTCCGATATGCAAAAATGGGGTGCTTCCCTCACTTACGCGACAAGGCGGGGTATCATGCTCATGCTAGGATTGACCGCAGGTATAGAGCCAGAAATGGACGGCAATGATACATTAGATGAAAAGAAAATTCAGAGTTCACAGAGTAAACTTCAGCCTCAATATCAGAGTCGCCCTGTCATTGATGTAAAGCAATTTAAAAAAGATCTTTTAGAATTATGGAATCTTAAGAAAGATGTAGCACTAGCAATCGACAAAGATAGAGCCGTAAGAGTTAATGATTTTGCTATGCATAACTTTATGAAGCTTAATGAAGATGAAACTCTCATGGAATTGCCCGTAGATATGTTAGTTTCAATTCAAAAATGGTTAAAAGAACTATAAGAAGAAATTAAAAAATGAAAAATCAAGAAAACTCGACTTTAAGCATTCTTCATTTTACCCTAGGTGTTTGTTTAGCGTGTTTAATAATGCTGAATTGTAATTTAAAAAACATAAGTGACCGTTTAGAAATTTTAGAAGCATGCTTAAAAAAAACACGATATTAATATAAAGGAGATTTTTTAAATTGGATAAGACGTTGGAAATTTTTATTAAAGAAATGGTTGAAGCTTGCGAGAAAGATTACCTCGATAACATAGACAAAGTTATGGATGTGGTGGATTTTTTAGGGACAACCCTTGCTAAACAAAACATAGAAAACCGTACGGTCATTATGGCATTGATGAACCTCTGTGTCGGCACAATACTACGGCATGACGTAAGTATAGAAAAATTAGAAATTTTGAGGGATATTCACCTTGATGTTATGAAAAATAGATTTAATTTAGCGATTGAACTCAAAACACAATGATGAATGATGAATTATTTTCAACTTTATTGATATTTATTGGTTCAATATTTATAATACTGTTTATTAATGTTTTTATTAATCATTAAATAAGGGATGAATTTTGAATAAACTTGTATTTACAGACATGATAAAACAATCTCTCAAAGAGAAAAAAAAACATCCGCCTTATAAGATGAAAAATGAAGAAATTCGTAACTTAAATGTAAAAATAGGTGAATCCCTTTATGAGAAGATTAAAGCCTTTACCATAAGAAATGATATTAATATTGCACCATTTATACGCGCTATGGTGGTGGCGATTATAGAACAAGATGAAAAAGAAAGAAGAGAGAAAAAAGCTAAAGATGAAATCAACCCATTACAGTAGATTAAATCATATTGCAGATAATATTTTAAAACATTACCAAACTTTATGGTTAGAAAAGTTTAATTCATGTCAATGCAATGACAAGCCTGAAGCATGCCTTAAAATAATTATACGTGATACTAGAATTGGAAATGAAACTTATCAAAGTTATACAAAGAGCATTTTAAAACCGTTTATTTTAAACCATATTATTGATTATAGCATGGCTTCGAAAGAACTTTTAGATATCCTTATTAAAAAGCTAATGTATACCCTTAACATACAAGGAAAAATAAATGTCGATATCAATTAACGAAGTTGTTTTAATGGGGAATTTGGGCAGCGACCCAGAAATTAAAGTATTTAAAGACGGAAGTAAGGTTGCAAATTTCAACCTCGCAACCTCTGAAAGTTGGAAAGATAAACAAACAGGTGAAAAAAAGTCTAAAACCTTTTGGCATCGCATCGTTGTAAAGAATCAAAACCTTATAGATATTATCGAACGATTTGTAGCTAAAGGCTCTAAGATTTACATTAGAGGCTCATTAGAAACAAGAGAATACGAGGACAATAACAAAGCCAAGCAATATATCACAGAGGTAGTCATGGGCTATTCGGCTGTTTTAAAAATGTTAGGCTCTAAGAATGAAAATAAAAACGATTTAAATGACTCTGATTTTAATCAAGACAAATCTAACTATAAAAAACAATCCCAAGATTTATCATTTATTGATGATGAAGTCCCATTTTAGAAGGGGGCGTTAACCCTCTCTAAAATACAAAACAATGAAAAGGAAAAAAAATGTCTACACAAAATACACCTACACACCAAGATATTTACTTAGGACAATATGTTATCGTTCGTTCTTACGATAGCGGTGTTCATTTTGGAATTGTAAAAACCTATGACCCTACAACACGTAATGTAACATTAACAGACAGTCGTAGATTATGGTCATGGAGAGAATTCACGCTTTCAGAACTTTCACAAAATGGAATGTCTGACGATCGCGCAAAAGTATCTCAAAAGATTCCAGAGATGACAGTCATGAATGTAATAGAGCTTATCCCTACAAGTGAAAAAGCAGAGATAAATCTAAGAGAATATAAAACATTCATACCAAGCTAACCATCGTTAATACGTTAATTATTAATAGACCTGGCTGGGGCTCTGGCGATGGCGATGGAAAGGATTAAACATCATGGATGAACTGATTATCGATAGCCGTGGCTTTGGCTCTGGTTATGGCGATGGCGATGGCGATGGCTGGGGTTCTGGCAATGGTTCTGGTTATGGCGATGGCGATGGCGATGGCGATGGAAAGGATTAAACATTATGGATGAATTGATTAAAAATAGTTCTGGCGATGGCAATGGCTCTGGTTATGGTTCTGGCTGGGGCTCTGGTTATGGCGATGGCGATGGCCATGGCGATGGCGATGGCAATGGCTCTGGTTATGGTTCTGGCAATGGCTCTGGTTATGGCGATGGCGATGGCGATGGCGATGGCGATGGGTGGGGCTCTGGTTATGGCGATGGAGAGGATTAAACATTATGGATGAATTAATTAGAGATAGCCGTGGCTATGGCGATGGTTATGGCGATGGCGATGGCGATGGCTCTGGCGATGGCGATGGCGATGGCTCTGGCACTGGCTATGGTGATGGCGATGGCTCTGGCTATGGAGAGGATTAAACATCATGGATGAATTGATTAGAGATAGTTCTGGCTTTGGCTCTGGTTATGGCTCTGGCACTGGCAATGGCTATGGTGATGGCTTTGGTGATGGCTGGGGCGAAGGCGATGGCGATGGTTGTGGTGATGGCTCTGGCTCTGGTTATGGCTGGGGCGATGGCGATGGCTCTGGCTCTGGCTATGGCGAAGGCTCTGGCCATGGCGATGGATATGGCTTTGGAAATGGCTCTGTGATGGCTATGGCTGTGGAAATGGAAATGGATATGATGGGGATTAAACGTTATGGATGAAGTTATTAAAGATACTTCTGGCAATGGTTCTGGATCTGGCCATGGTTATGGCAATGGCGATGGCGATGGCTCTGGCCATAACGAGAATTAAATATCATGGATGAATTGATTAGAGATAGCCGTGGCGATGGCGATGGCTCTGGCGATGGCAATGGCAATGGCGATGGTTATGGTTATGGCTGGGGCTCTGGCTCTGGCTCTGGCTCTGTCTCTGGCGATGGCTATGGCTCTGGCTGGGGCGATGGCTCTGGCTCTGGCAATAGCTCTGGTTATAGCTCTGGTTATGGCTCTGGCTCTGGCTCTGGCAATGGCAATGGCAATGGCTCTGTCTCTGGCGATGGCTATGGCTCTGGCTGGGGTTCTGGTTATGGCGATGGCAATGGCGATGGCAATGGCGATGGTTATGGCGATGGCGATGGCTCTGGCAATAGCTCTGGTTATAGCTCTGGTTATGGCTCTGGCTCTGGCTCTGGCAATGGCAATGGCAATGGCTCTGGCTATGGCGCTGGCTAATATCCATCTCTAAATACAACATTTAACAAAAATTAAACATTTAATGAAAGAGCATTGAAATGCTAATAAAATTAATACTAAAGATAACATTAGGTTTTTTAATAACCTTTAATTCAGCGTTCTGTAGCGAACTAAATCTCGTTAAGGTCTTTCATAAATATTGCTCTTATCATGGGAATGGGCTATAGATGACGAGTCATGTAAAAAAATATGATTGTTGATAAACAAATAAAGCTTCCTTAAAAGAGATAACTTTTCAGTTATCTCTTTTTTTATGCCTCTATCCGTAAATTGTAATTGAAACTTATTATTTATTAAGGATGTGTTTTAGCAGTACCGTAGCGTATCCACCATGAAAAAGGGCTGCAATTCCCACTACAATGTTCTAACTCTACTGCTGTTAATTCCATCCTTGCACTCTCTTGAGCCAATACACGTGAAGCAGCGCCATCGAAAACACTTTCTGGATCAACAGAAGAATAAATTGAGTTTTCCTCAACATTAGGAGATGACCTCCGTGATCTTTCATTACGCGCTTTTCTACGGGGAGTCATCGGGCTAATCTCAGAGAGAGTGTCAACAGGGCTTGGTGTACGAGGCACTGAAATCTTTAATGATCTTTCAACAAGATCAGCGAGAATTAAAGCATTCCTAGAAGCGATTTCTAAAGTCTCTCTACGGCTCTCAGGAGTACTAACAGGACGGTCACCCATATCACCAGAGATAAATATCTCAGGCGATCTTACTGTACGTGGAATATTGATAGTCATTAATGTTGTATCTTGGTCAATACCATCACCTGACATGTGTTCATCTGCTGAAAAAACCATAGAGGTTGTTAAAGCAAGCATAAGTAATGTTTTATTTTTCATATTTTACCTTTTTCTTAATGTTAATTAGATGTTGTATCATCTTTGTTATTTAAATGATCAATTTCTTTTTGATCACTATTCAAGTCTTCATAACCTGAATCTTTTTTATCTGATGGCGGATTAAGGTCATCATTAATATTATTTTGAAGTTGATTTAATGGCTGATTATTGTCCTCTGGAGGATTTAACGGCTCATTGTTATCTTGTAGAGTATTTAAAGGCTTTTCATGTTTTTGGGGAAGAGTTAAAAACTTATTATTGTGTTCAGGGGGATTTTGTGGTTGGTCATCATCATCATTATTTTCTTCTTCTATCGTATCAATGTTAGATGGGGGGGTACTCAATGATGAAGAGGGATTATTATAAGTTGTTTCGTTATCTGAACCACATGCTACACACATAAGAGCCACTAAACATAAGAGAATAAATTTTCTTCTATCCATTAAAATTATTTCATTTTGAGAGTATGAGTTCACGAGTGTTTATCTCCTTTAAGAGTTTATCCATTTCAGCGGGTTTATAAAGTTTATGTAACTCTAATTCACCAAGCCGTAAATGATATGGTTTTTCTTTTCTAAAATACCTACCTGAGGTCAATCCTATTAATGTAGCTTCTTTAGCAATAAAATCAAATAGATCAGGGTCATGATGGGAATTAAACATATGACTGGTATTAGGATATTTAGTTACATTAAAATCACAAGCTAAACCTAAAAGATGATAATTATATAAATAGGTATCCGTTGCCTCAAAGCCAGTTTTTTGGACACCAACATCCTCAAGGACCTTTGCCGCATAGAGAGCACCCTCTGCAATAAGAGAATCTCTTAAAAACTCATACTGATGAATAGAACGACTTCTACGCCACAACTTAGCTTCAGTTTCTAAAGTCTTAAAGCCTTTAGTAGGCTCAAGCCGATAGCCATGTTTCATAAGTTTTTCTATTAATTGTTGGAGGAGTTCGTTAAATTTGGGGTCTAATTTAGTAAAATCTATCATTTTGGATAATCATTAATTATTTCTCTTTTGTATGTTCAAGTGTCTTTCTGAATTCAGCGGCTAGATTTTCACAATCCACCGCTATCGATTCAATTAGACGGGCAACGTCTTTACTTCTAAACTTAATTTGATTCATTTCACTGCAATCTAATTTAGCCTCTTCCTTATATTCTTCCATATTAGCACGCATTTGCATATAGTAAAATAAAGTGGTGGGCATACCAAAAAAGGTACCTAATCGTGCTGACATTCTTAACGTTACTTTTCTCTTTTCAGCAAATAAGCCATTAAGAGTTTGTTCATCAATATCAGTCAGAAGAGCTAAACGCTTGGTAGACACCCCCAATCCTTTAGCAAAATACTTTTTAATAATCTTACCTGTCATACTTAACCTTTGCCATTTTTTTCATAAATTGTTTTAAAACTTCTAGCTTTTTCTGAGAATATTCTTTCTCTTGCTCTAAAATAAGCTCAGCTTTCTCACCTTCAAGGTTATATCTATGAGATTTGCAAATAATGCCATTAAGATAAAAATTATTTGTTACATAATACCTTAAAGTAGCGGTAATTTGCCTTTTAGATATTTTCCCTTCAAAGAAAACACATAAATCATTTTTAACTGTTTTCGATAAAGGAATTCGTTTTTTTAAACTAAATAATTTTGGAAAATTCTTAATAAATAAATCTAATGTTTCTTTTCTTCTATCCGCCTTATTATTCACTACTTTTACAGGTTTGCTTATAGGACGAATGATCTTTTCAGGTATGTAAACATTCTTAGGTGTCTTTTGTTTAATAATGAGAGGAGGATTCTTTAAATGCAAGATGGCCATTATTTTACCTTAAATTATGTTTTTACCCAAAATTAACACAAGCTGGAAATGCTATTTCCACGACTGTGCTGCAAATCAACTTTAATATATAAAATTAAATAGCATTTCCAATCACAAACATATAGAAAAAAAATTAAAAATCAATACTTTTTTTAAATAATTTGTAATCACATAAAACACTCTATTGATCTACTATTTTTATCTTGAAATAGCTCAAAACATCACGATTTGCACCTCTAAACGTATCGGCATCTGTCATTTCATTTGCTTGGCCATTAATGACAATACCTTTACAAACAAAATGATAAGGGAAAGCAATTTCATAAACAAATCTACCTGTATCTATTCGTTTGATAGGAAGATACTCAGGCTCAATACAGCCTCTAAAGGTTACACTTTTAGCGATTTGATCTAATATTTTATATTCCTCAGCCAATATAGAAGAATCATATTGAAATCCTTTAAAGACAGTACGAGGTACAATACGGTTTAATTCATCATTAACCGTTGATAGGGTTGATAAAACAGGCGGATGTCTATACGTAACACTCGGTTTTGACAAAGTCTTTTCTCCTTTATTCCAAGAAATCTTCTTTTTTATCCAATGCCCCCATGTATACGTCCATTCTTTCGTCGTACGCAAGACAGAACGGCTTTTTGCATAGTGATACTTAAACTTTTGATACATCTCTTCAATTTGAACATTTGATAATCCCGCATCTATGGCTGACTTAACCCATTTATCACTAATAGGCTTATCAATATTCAAGGCAACTGGCTTCTTAACAGATTTGGCTTTTTCCATCGTCGCATTGGCTGTTTTTTTCTTGGAATCTGTTTTTGAAAAATTTAACGCGCTCTTGGTGACGTTTATAGATAATACATAAGTATTATAAGCAACCGAAGGTAAGTGACAAAATGTCCCAACGGCTTTGTCAAGAAAACGCCAGACATTTCCCCAGTTTATCTCGTATTTTACAGAGCTAGATTTGATGCGCATACAGGCATCTCTTTTAAAAGTTTTGGTTCTTGTAATAAATCCTAATGCTTCTAATTTTGCCATTGATCTTGAAAAAGTACGGGCACAAAACATATTACTCATGGCATTGAGAAAATGCTTTCGTGTTATTATGAGAAATGGCTGTTCGCCCGTGAGACTTTTTAACTTTCGGAAAAAAGCCCAGACTGTTTGTCCAATTTGGGTGTGTAATTTTTCATCTATTTTTTGTTGTTTATAAGATAGTCTATAATAAATATTAAATATTTTATAATCAGACATGGATTCCATGTTTAGCATTACGGAGTTTCCTCAAAAAATAATTATAATAACAGGTGATTTTTTTTATTTACATTTTTACATCTAGTAGATATCCTTCCCATAAGATTTCCGTAAATTCAAGGGTCCCCTCATAACCCTTGAATCTTTCTAATAAGTTACTACCAACTAGTATATGCCGCAATTTTTTTATTTGCTTTTAAACAATATTTTTATGTTTACAAATGTAGGCTATTCCTGATAAAAGACGCGTTTTTATGTTTTGAAATAAAAAAAATGAGAGTCCACTTCTTTAAGGTGAACTCTCATCAAAAACAATTTTAAGAAAAACATAAAATGACTTATGTTGAGCATCAAATAATAAGAATTTTGACACAAACTATTTATATCAAAATGGTGTCTTAGAATCAATTGCTTAAAAGGTATCGCGTGTGGCAGAAAAAAGAATTGTGACAGAAAAAAAAATCAAGATGCGTAAGGAATTGATCACAACACCTTATATCGTTCGGAATAATGTTAATCGAATAAATTTCGAGAATCTTTTAAAGAAACATGATATAGAATCGTATATAAATAATGATATACAAGATATAAGTAAAATGTTCATGAAATTTACACATGTTCCTTCTAAAAAAAACGTTAAATTCTCATGTAATCAAAGTACTTCATATGAGTATATCTTAAATAGACTCAAATTATTTATAGAAAACATATAATATTTTTTACAAAGGAAAATAAATGTACGTAATCGATGTGGTCAATGGACCTGAAGCAAGAGAAAAACTATTAAAAGGTGTTCATCTTTTAGCCGATACTGTGAAGATTACATTAGGGCCAAAAGGTCAAAATGTAATTTATGATGCATCCCCTGACCCTGTTATTACAAAAGATGGTGTTGCCGTTGCCAGAAGATTCTTCCTTGCTGATCCGATTGAAAACATGGGAGCACGTGTTGTAAAGGGTGTCACCCTTCGTACAGGAAGTGAAGTGGGGGACGGGACAACAACCGCAACTGTCCTAGCCCAATCAATTATTAATAAGGGTATTGAGGCTATCAATGCAGGTGCTCACCCTATGGCAATTAAAAAGGGTATTGATACAGCTATTGAAGCTATTACACAAAATCTTTTAAATCATGCTCAACCTATCCAGACATTAGAGCACGCTTACCAGGTTGCTCTCGTATCTTCTAACAATGATGCAGGAATTGCTAAAGTTGTTGCTGAGGCATGCTTTAAGACCCAAGAAGATGGTCTAATTTCCTATAATAAAGGTTCTGGCACTTCAACCTTTGTAAAATACATTGAAGGATTTATTTTAAATAGCGGCATGTCTAATCCTATCTTTAAAAACAATCAAAAGACGGGTGAATGTAGTTTTGAAAATGCGCTTGTTTATGTCGGTGACAATGAATATCGAGGAGTTGCGCCGCTTGCTAACGTATGTGCGCTTGCCTTAAAAACAAAATCACCTTTAGTTGTTTTTGGTCATTGCCTAAGAGATGAAGCAGAGCAAGGTCTTATTCAAACAATGAAACAAGATAAAAACTTTAAATTCTGTTTTGTGACTTTACCTGAAGAAGGGCAATTTAGAGAAAATATTATGGCAGATATTGCTCTTATTACCGATGCTAAGGTTATTTCCGTTAACAAGGGACATCGTCAAGATCAAGATATCTTAACACCCGATGTTTACGGCTTTGTTGAACGTATCCAAATTTCAGAAACACAAACAATTATTATGGGTGGTCGTGGTTCACAAGAGTCTATTGATAAACATTGTGAAATGCTAACAGATGAAGTTAATCGCCTAAAAGAAGAACGCGAACCAAATCAAGAGCATATTGTTCACTTGAAGCAAAGATTGGCCAGTTTTAAGAGTGGAATTGCCGATATTACTGTTGGGGGTGAATCAACAATTGAAATTGAAGAACGCTTTGAAAGAGTTGAAGATGCTATCTTTGCGACAAAAGCGGCATTAGATGATGGTATTGTCCCAGGTGGTGGGACAGCTTTATTAAAAGCAAGCGTATCTGTTTATGCTGAGAATGAATATAATAATTCTTGGAATCCCGATATGCAATCTGGATATAATGTTGTTATTAATTCTATTAAAACTCCAGCCTACCAAATTTCTCTTAATGGTGGTCTTGATGCAGCAACCATTACAACTACTGTTGCTGAAAACAAAGATTATAATTATGGGTTTGATGCCCGAGAAGAACGTTATGGCAATATGCTTGAGATGGGGATTATTGACCCTGTAAAGGTTGTGATTACAGCCCTTAAGTCAGCTGGTTCTATTGCAGGACTTCTGCTTTCAACAGGTGCCGCTATCGGTGCTCCTCCAGCGAAGTAACCGCAGAATATTGACACAATGATACGTTGTACCGTACCATAAAATTGTAGTAAATCTTATTTGATTTCCTTATTTCTTTTTGGTCGAGACAACGTATCATTGTGTTTTATTCTTAGTCGTCTAAATTCAACTTACGTTTGTCCCGATCTTTTTATTAAATCATATTCCTATCGATGTATATAAAATTTTTAATTTCCTATTTTTCTTTTATTTTCATTGTATCTGTACTAATCATGTTTCTAACAATTTTGAACGATACATAAGGAAATATTATGGTACTCCCTTTCGCAAAATACCCTTCAAAAGATTAGCTATTATATAAATCTAATAATTCTTCTGTAGATAAACTTTCTAAATCGTGAGGTTTTTGAGAGTTTATATACTGACGTGCAGCCACACCCATATCCCCTTGATGTGTATAATCAAGTAATCGATTCTTTTGTTCAGGCTTTTTAATTGTTCTTTTTAAAGCCTGATATCCTTTTTCAATCTGACTTGGGCTTTTTTTCATTTCTGAAGTTACATCAGAATAAATTTTCTTAGGAATTTTAACAAATTTAGGAAGTATTTCATTCCATGCATGGGATTTATTTTCAAGAGTTTTTAAAGAACGAACAAGTTGATTACTTTCATTTAATAAACTTTGCTGATGATTGGATAGGCCTCCAATAACCAGTTTTTGTGTCGTTGCAGGAAGTTCTGAAATATTTTTTTCAAATTCAATAGGGTCCCAAATATTTCCTTTTTTTCCTAATTCAAAAGCAATTCCTTTATGATATTTTTCTCGATGCTTACCTTTTAAATTCTCAGAAACAAAACGAGTAGGATTTGCATCAAGATGAAGATCTTTTATTGATTCATGTGCAGCTGCCGCTGGGGCGTGCTTGTGTGCTGTAATAGCATTAACATGAGGTACATTTTTTTCTTGATGAAGTTTATATTGTTTTTTTGCTGCTTTATGTAAACGTAAAGCACGTGGGCTTATTTTTTCATGAAATTTTTCAATATCATTTGTTAATTTTCCATATAAAGAACTTAATTCTTTTTCATCTTCACTACCGATAGTTTCCTTTTTAGATAAAAGATTACCTGTAAGACGTTTAATACGGTCAGCATCTTTAATTGGCGTTACAGCTCCATTCATAATATCATTATTACTTAGAACTTCATCAAATTGCTTGATTCTATCTTTCCCTTTAACTCCTAATAATAAGCCAACTTGTTTACCAATAGGGGATTGTAAATATTGTTGTTTTAATGCTGGTGATCCAAGTTCATTATATTTATCTATAAAATGTTTGATAGTATCACTTGTTGGGATAAATCTATTTTCATTCGTATGATTTTCAGTATATTTATTTACTAAACTTTTAGACCTTCCAAATAATTTCTGAAAATTTTCTTGTGATCTTTTATTATAACCATGAGAAGCTTTTTGAGCTAATCTGCCCATTTGCTCATTCGTTACTTTAGATAAATCATGACTTCCTGCATGTTCTCCAATTTTTTCAATTGTTTTTTGTTTTATATAAGGATTAGATTTTATACGAGAAAGCGCACCTTTATTTTGTGCTAAACGTTCTAATGATTTTTTAGTTAATAAAGATGTTGCGATGCCAGCCCCAATAGATGTAGCTGTATCTTCTGGAATTTTATTTTCAATAGCTTGAGATGTAACACCGCCTATACCACCCGCTATTCGTGTACGCCATGGTAATTTTCTACCAAGACTTGCATCTAATGCTCTTTCGGCAATTAATTGATTGGGTGTATTAGGTTTAATCTTATTTTTAGTTAATGTATCTATTGTTTGTTTAATTTGCTCTCCATGTCCAGGATGTTCTTGATAGGGGATCCCTGCCGCCCAATGGAGACCTCTCCCCACTAAGTGTGTAGGAAGATTAACAAAATCAGAAAGATAGCCTGGAGCTGCTGCAAGAGCACGTGGGATAAACCCTGCATATTTAGCAGCAGTCTTAGCGTGATTTTTTGTAGAAGAAGATTTATTTTCTGCATTGTAAAGTTTTAGTAATTCTTCGGTAGACATATTTTCATAATTTTTATTCATTCTTAAAGAACTCCACGTTTTTTAAGAATTTCAGCAATCATAGCTTTTTTCCCTGGATTAATTGTTTTACTCGTTTCATCATCCATTGCTATTTTTTTTGCATTATAATCAATACGTTTTTGTTCACATTTTTTAATAAAATCTTCTTTGTCAGCAATTGCTTGTTTTATCTGATTATTAGATGCACCATAAATTTTATTTGAATTAATAATAGAATCAAAATGTGAAATTGCACTTAATTCCTCATCTGATAAACGTCCAATATTATGTTTACGACTATATTTTAATTGTGCTTTTGCATCGGTCTCATTTTGAACTGCCATTCTTGTTCTTCCACTTGCACGCCCTTCGTTAAATCTTGAACGTAATGCATCTTTCGCTGTAATAACTTGAGTGAATTTTCCAGGCGCATCAGTTAAAGCTTCCGCACTTTCAGCTACAAATGGTGAAACAATATGATGTAATCCAAAATCTTTCCATTTTTCCGCTCTTGCAGCGGCAGGTCCTGAATCAATCGTATATGCAGGGTCCATTGCACCTAATATTGCATTACCATATTCTTTTGTAACATTTAAATCTTTATTTAATTCTTCAAGTTTTTTAATATTTTTAGGATCATTTGTTTTAGGTAAATCATCTGGGTCTTCTAATGTTTCGCCATACATACCAAAACCACCCTTAAGTTTATTGGCCTGAGCATTATATAACTCATTTTTAGCAGCCCAATGTGCAGCTTCATTCTGTGCTCGTGCGGAATGAATACCTAATTCAGAACGTTTTAATCCTAACTCTTCTTCTTTATGTTTTTCACCCGTCAACATACCTGTAAGATCTGTTCTATTTTTATCTCTCTCAGCCTTTTCTTTCCGTTTTTCTTTTGCTGCTTCTTTTCTAAGTGCAGCTTGTGCTTCAAGGTCTTGCATAGCCGCTGTATAGCTTTGCCCAGTTTTGCCAAGCCAACTGTTACCCCCAGCACCAGCAGCCCCAGCCATCGCTGCACGTACCCATCCTGAAAGTTCAGATGGTTGTTTCTCAACTTCTTCAACTGGTTCATCAAACATTTTTTCTCTAAATTCACGACTCTTTCGTGTTAATTCATCCTCAGCAACAACTTGCCTTGCTTGATTAATGCCTGATGTAATCGGACTTGCAGCAGGTTTGGGTGCTACACGTTTCGGAGTTAGTGTTGCGTTTGCATACATTGAGCTGGGAGCAGTTTGTGGTTGCGTCTCTAAATCAACCATTCCTCCACTTGCATAACGTTGTTTTTTATTCGCTTGAGCCTTTAGTAATCCGATTCGTGCATCATTTGTAATATAACGATTTAGCTCATAAAGTGGCGATGTTCCTTGAATCACAGCATCATTAATCGCCATTTGTTCGGGGTCAATCGTACCACCCTCAGCTTTATTAACGCGTCCACCTGTCTTTTTTGTAACATTAGGAGGGGAAAAAGCATGTGCTGAGATTCCCCCAAAAGCACCTGCTAAATCTCGTTTCCAATTTCCTCTTTTATCTTCTACAGGTGCCTCAGATAAAACACCACCTGTTGTATTCCCTGTTGATAAGTTTCCTAAAAATTCAGCTGCTTTTAACGGATGTTTTTCTGCCTTTTCAAATTGAGAATATTTCCAATCTGCATCTTTTTGTTTTTGAGTTTGAAGCTCTTCACCAATAGAAGCAACATTTTGAGCATGCGTTGCACGTGCCGCTTGATGACGTTGCCGTGTATCCTCTAAACCTTGTGTCGCTTCTAAATCTGAGGTTAGATCATCACGAGACAGTTTGCCTGCCAAACCAGCAGCAGCAATGTTAGCTTGCTGATTATAAGATGTGGCACCAATACTCGCCGCTCTATTCTGTGCCCGTTGCCCTATAATAGATTCATTAACGCCACGAATAACCTTTTCGCCCGCTTCACCAATTTCTTTTGCGACTTGTCCATGCCCCTTAACTCCAGGAGTTAAATATTTTGACATAATTTTAGGAGCCATTTTTTCGTCCCAAGCACGCAATCCTTGATCATACAAACTCTTCTCATGGGCAGTTTCAATATCACCAAATAAGTCTTTATGTTGCTTAGCAAAGTCAGCCGATGCCTTGGAAAGGTAAGGTTGAGCAGCTTTTGATGCTTTATCTCCTCCGCGCCATTTACCTAAATTACTTTCAATATCTGCAATCTGACGTTTACGTTCAAGTCTCTCAGGGTCTAACTCTTTTTTTAATCTATGAGATTCTAATTGTTCTGCTTGAAGAGGAACATTTTTTTCGCCTTGATACTGTTTTAAACCATGTGTTAAATGACGTGCCCCTACCTGTGCTGCAATTAATCCTGCATCTTCAGCCCATCTGGACTTATCTGCCGTCATCCCTGCCTCAAGAGGCTCAGTTGTTTTTAATCTAAACTGTTGTTCTTCTGCTTTTGTTGCTTTTCGAACAAATCCCGCTTCCAATTCTTTTAAATGTTGAGTTTTAATATTCGATTGAACATCAGTAGGAAGGATAAATTTTCCGCTAATATTAGCTTTTGTTTTTGCTAAAATAGTGTCTGCGTCTTCAGGAGAATAATGGTTTGCCTCAAGATACGCCTTGGCATCTGCAATATCATTAAAAGGATGATTTGGCTCCGATCTTCCTATATGTGCCATAACAATAGGTTTAATACTGTCAAAATTTTGAGCAACTTCACTAATAACGGAAGGATGTACATCTTCAGCTTTTAAATTAGCAAGAATCTCTTCTTTTGTTAAAAGTGGATTTTCTGTTAATTCTTTACGTAGATATGCATAAGCACGTGTTGGAGCATGACCACTACTAGGTATATATGGAGGAGGAGCGGGCCAATCTGTAAAAGCTGGGGCTGGAGCATGACCACGACTAAATATATATGAAGGAGGAGCGGGCGCTGGAGCAGCTGAGGGAGCGGGGCCACCTCCTCCACTACTAGTCCGTAATTTTTCAAGTCTACTAACAGCTTCGGCGGGTTGAAATGACTTAGGCGCTGTTCCCATCCCAATCTTAGCTTCACGTTCTTTCGCATCATGATCGGCAATTATCGCTCTTGCTTCAGCTTGTAATCGTGCTAACAATTCTGGATTTGTATTGACTCTTCTGTGTGCAAAACTATTACCAATATGAACCGCCCCGTTAGAAAAAACGGATAAATTTCCAGCTAGAACCTCCCGCGCTTGTTCTAATGTTAAAGCCATTTAAACCTCCAAACCATGTTTATGAGCAGCTCTTTTGTACAAATGAAGAATATCGGGAGCTGCGGGCGGTAAGGCTTTACCTTTTGATATTTTCAAAACTCTGAGGTCTTCTGTTAATTCTCGTAGTATTTTAGAACCTAAATTATTAGACCCGTGACCTAACGCTGCAACCGCTTGAGGTGCTAATGCATATTCATCATTAGCCACAGCGCAAGGGATTTTTCTTAGTTTTTTAGGATGTAATTCTACTGTGATTCTTTCTTTAATTTCGGGAACCTTTTTCATTTTATCAGCAGCTAATGCCTTAAGGCGTTCTATTTCTTTATGCCCAGCATCACTGGAACCGTTCCCGAAATTACTAACCGTATGTGCATCAAATATCCATGTTTTTTCTGGAATATCTTTGTTAATTAAATCTTCTTGACCGTGGCCAGGACCTTTAAGAGGATTGCCTAGAACAATACCGCCCTTTTTAAATCTACCTGGTTTTTGAATACCATGTTGTACATGACGAGACATAGTTGGCATATTTATTGGTCCCATATGGTCTAAACCGCCTTGATTCCAACGCTTTCTATTTTGCGCATTTCTAAATTCTTGTTCTCGTTTTTTCTGCTCGTATCTATCCTGGTCCTCTTCATCAGCTTGCATACCGAAAAAAGCACTTAATCCAAGTGCCCCCAATCCAATTAAATCACCGGAAAAATGATGCTCTTTCTGGGGTAATGCTGCATTCATTGTTGTTGCTACACCCTCAAAGACATTATCGAAGAAAGCAAATTCCTGAAGTCCAAATTTTGTTTCTTTTTTCTTTGTCCCCTGAATATCATCAAGAAACTTAACGACATCAAGAGGCATCATAACCAGATGTTTGTCATTGCCTTCACCAGCCTTAGCCATCCGCATAACACTTGCTTCATGATCTGAGGGAATAGGGGGGACTTTTTGTTTTTCAATTTGAGATTTACTCATATTATAAACTTTATCAAGTTCAGGTGGCAAAGGCGTACCTGTTTTAACTGTATGTAAAACGCCTTTAAAGATTTTCTTTACTTTTGGAGAATTAACAACGGCACTTAATCCACGATAATCACGAAGGTCTGTATCAGGGTCTACTAACTGATCGCTTCCTGTAGATAGTTTCTGAAGAAAATCCATGTACTTTAATTCTTTTGCAGAAACATGAACGGGTATTAAGGTTTGCTTTGCTGACATTTTATTAACTCACGAAATGAAAAGTCTTATCTCTTCTATTATTATACCGTATGTTTATTTTAAATTATAATTTTTAATAAACAACCATGCCCATTTTTCCCAGTCCTCATCTTTCGGAAACATACGTTTATTCGGAGTTGGCAAGTAGCTCAATCCATTTATCGAAAGAAGCAAATTAGCCCATTCTCTCCATTTTGATAAATCGTGGGGAGGTGTTGGAACACTCAAGTTGACCAAGCTTCTTTTGAGACTATTGCCCCAATGAAATAAACTAACTCTAACGGGGAGAACTAAGAAACTCATGATGCAGCTGGCGCAGGACGTTGATCGGTAGATGGGCGTACCATGAACTGAGTATTCCCCATCAAGAATGTACCGCCAACACTATTGTTAGAAAAAGTTGCCGTAAAGAGTGTCGCTTTTTCTGCAATCGTTAAAAACTCAGTCGTATCTGTTAAAATATAAGGTGCATTTGGCGGAATCGGTACGGTTACCCCTGGCGAATTCGGATATGCTTTCGTGTTTAAAGTCAATGTCATATTGCCTACTTTTTCAATATCGGGAACGACTGAATCAATAAACATAACTTGTGATTGAAACGGGTTATTTTGGCTCATAGAATTAAAATAATTGGTTGTAAAATAACTTTTAATAGCTAATGTTTTACCTAAAACAACTTGATCCCAACCATATTCGTGCACCCAGATAGGATACAGAACGGCTGAACCATCTGAAATAGGTTGAGATGAACACATAATAGGATAAGGAAAGTCTGTGGATGATGATATACCGCACGATCTGGAGAATTGGTCTGTATCATACCAATCATCGGCCTCAATCATGTAAACAATCGCATTTGTGTTTTCTGTTGCGCTTCCATAAGGGAAACACCACCATATTTCATCAAAAATACGATTAGCCATTCCAAATACTTTTTCTTTGTTATTTGGGTTTATATTTTTAAAAAACCATTGTTTATTTGTCGTATTCTTTAATGATAAAACAGATCCATTATATTGATAAAAAGAATTGTTTCCAATCCAATAAAAGAAAGGGTCAAGTGAAACAACGCAACCATCAGATAATAAGGTGCTTTCTGTTGAGACGTAACTATTAATAAAGACTGGCGCGCCTGATGCATCTGTACCCGAAAGAGAAAGCTGTACTAAATAATTGGTAGACCAAAAGATACCCGATAAAACCTGACCCGATTTGACTGGGTTTGCCGTTACAAATTTAGTGGTGGGATATGTGGCAATATTCGCCGTTGGGAATGTATCTATACTTGTCCCGTTGCTCCACTGAATTGTCCCATTACTTCCATAAACAAAGATATAACTTCCAACAGCAATAACGCCGCCAGATGCCATGATAGGTTGAGAATCAACTGTATTAATGACGGGCTGTAATGGCGCATTATCACCTAGAATCCCATAATATAATTGTCCCTCAACAGAATTTGATAAATCGTTTACATTAGGAGCTGCCAGCGCAATAACATAATCTACATTAGAAATACTAAGTGTACTTATTGTCCATTTGTAATTTGGATTTGTAGAATTAAATCCTGTGGGAGTAACATCAATAATCGCAGAGGTTATAAGATCGGGTGTTGTGACAATAAACTGAATAGAATAGGCTGTGCCCGTGTATACATAGACCGAATTTGAAGCATTTATTGAAATAATCGTTCTAATGATATTATTATTTCCATTTATAATGGTTTCGCATCCACCTACTTTTTGTGGGCGTCCTTTATAAAATCTCGTGTATGAGCCATCGGTACAACGTGTTGTGTCAAACATCGTTCCGTCTCGTTGAATCCCAACACTAGGCTGAACACTGAGGGGATAGTTTTGCGCCATTAAGCATATGCCCTCATAAGAGAATAAATGCTTATTCCCTGCTGTTGAACGGAATTAGAGGCAAGATTAATACTACCATTTGATGACAGGGTAATCTCAGGACTACCCGAAATAAAGACATCACCAGATGCTACTATTGTAACTGATTCAAGATTAGCCGCTAAATCTTGAGAACCATTTCCTAAACTAATCTCAGTTCCTGTAAATGTAGAGGCTTCTGCTAGTATAACAAGACCTGTGGGATAAGTTGTATTTGCTTGGAAGGATGCAATTTCCACAGGTACGGAAGAAACAGTTTGAACGATATTTAAAATTGAATTAGGTGTAGTGCTTCGATAAATACCCAATGATGTATCGTTGGCAAATGTTAAAGATGGATTTGATGAAGAACCGTCTTGTAATTGCACAATAACGTTAACGAAAGTGCTTGGAATTGTGTTTAGACCATAACCTAAAGATGTCCACGCACCATTAGGAGATAGACCATTACTAATAAAGAATGAAGATGTGCCAGGTCCTAATGTGGTTATATCGATAATATCACCCGAACCTAACGAGACGACCAATGTGATAACGGAATTTGTAGAGTTGTTTTTAATCGCAAAAATAAAACCGTCACCCGCTTCTACAGCAGGCATTAAATTCAATAAACCTGTCCCAGCTTCTTCTTCCCAAACAATAATTGTTCCTCTATCGCCTTGCGATAGAGTATAACTCGCAGGGTCTATATATGTATTAAAAAGAATATTGCTTTTTAAATATTGTCCAGGCTCAGTACCTGCATCCGTAATAACTGCTAATCCACCATTCAGAACCTTACCCAAAGTATCGGTGCCATGGTCAATTAACTCATTAATGGCAGGATAAATAGCACCCGCGCCAAATGCTGTTAATACCCAAATTCCACCTTGTGTTGTGTTATCGGTTAACGTTACAAAATATGAATTAATAATTGGGTTACCTGATGCTTCAATTATTCCAAGTGAATTACCTGCATTATCGGTTAACTCAAAAGCAGTCCCAGATGTATTGATAATGTAAGAAGATATGCCCTGACTTGCATATAAAGCATTTGGCAATGTTAGAATATTGGCGTTATTGTCGTTCGCTACACATTGCATAACAGTTGCAAAAGGCGTTGGCGATTCAGGTGATATAAATGGCCATTGCAAAATTGTTGGCGATGTATCTGCCGTTAAAGTTAATGACAAATAATTGGGGTACGAAACCGCTATAGGGGCTGATGTAAATTGATCTGTAAAACCTGGAAATGGCATTATTCTTTGTCCGCCTTATCTGTTGCATCAAATAATCTATCTTTGTCATAAGATGTGTATGATTTTATACCTTGCTCTACTAAAGCCGCAAATACTTGAGCGCGTGTATCATCCTCAATAAAAAGCATTGCTTTGTGCATGCACGACCATAATAACAGATCGTATGCATTAATCGTATTCCAGTTTGTTTGTTGCTCTAAACTTAAAGGAATTTGCTTCATAAAATAAGCAATACAATAGTTAAATGCACTCGTAGGTGTAGGCGAAACTATCCAGTAATCAAAACCATAATCAGAATAATATCGAGGGTCAGTACTCGCTATAGTGGGATTGGGATTAAACTGATAAATTCTTGAAACACCGATTCTTTCCAGATTAACAAGATTTCCAGCTTCATTAAAATATGTAAAACGGCAAGTATTTCCCCATATAGCGGGCTTAGCTATTATTCCGTTATTTGGCACAAATGTACCCAGTACATATTGTTCATTGCCTATTGTTGATAGTTTTATAAATAGTTCTTGTTCAGCCAAGCTAATAAATAAAGGCACATTACTTACGAATATATTATCATTACGATTCGACCATTGGATAATGGCAGTGGATAGCCCATTAAATGTGTTTACATTTGTCGGCATTAAACAGGATCCTCCATGAGAGAAACAACTACCAAAGCAGCACCTCCACCAGCTGATTGAGATCTAAGACTTAATGTTTGAGAACTATTTAAATAAAGAGGAATCGGATAATTATAAGACTCGCAATAATTTATGGTGGTTTCATTTGTAATTGCGACACCATTTATATAAAGAGTTGCCACAATACTTGCATTTGTGGCGCCTGCATTACAAATAGAGACTGCCGAAATAATTGTGGCTTGATTGGCAAAAGAACCTGTAACTAAATCTGAAGTCGTATCAAATATAGAGCCTGTATAATTATAAAAATTAGCCGCTAAAGGATTTGTCGAAGGAATAAATAAATATGAAATAGCGATATAAAAATTTCCTGCTGAAGTCATGTTGACGTTAAACCCGATTCCAGGAACGCTCAGAATAACACCTTGGACTGGACTATAAAGAGTATCAATCGCATCTGGTGTTCCCGAACCCGTTATATCGGTATAAATAGCGTTTCCTGGAGTGGTGGAATTTATCGTTGAAAAAGCTTGCACGGAGTAAGGGGCACCCGCAGCAATTCCCGTGCTTGAATACACGTTCAATCCCTTAATGATATATGAACCCGATCCGTTAGGAAGAGTGATAAAGAGATTAGCATTGGTTAAAAAAGTATTTAATCCCGTTGCTAACCCCGTTACCGTGAATATCTGTGTAAACTCAACTTGAGCCATTTAAAATCCTTCTAAGATAATAAAGCCTGTCGTTGTCGCTCCCGTAATTGTCGCGCCTGTCGTGCTCAGCGATGTTACAACAGCAGCAGCGGGACCATCTGTTGTTATAATTTGAGGCGTATAGGTAAAAGGTGTCCCAAAAGTAATCGTTGCTGTTCCAACAAGTGCGTCACAATAAATCATGATCTTGTTGAGAGCTGTTCCATAATCAGTCTGTACCCATAAGATATTTCCTGATGTTGAACCTGAAACACTTACTGGTGTTTGATTATTGTATATGCCAGGCACAACAAGCGGGTCAGTTGATGTGAAGACTTCAAATGTTGTCGTGTCATAAGATAAGGCTGTTGGTGTTGTGCCTGTGCCTGATCGAATTGGATTGATATAGGTAGAACTCGCCAAAGCACCATCAAGCTCGGAACCTGTCGCATTGATAACGATAGAGTTTGCAGGTTGGTTATTTTCTCCTGCATTAGATCCTATAGCTACAGAATAGTTACCCTGGGAATGGGCACCCGCAAGAAAACCAACTGCGACAGCCCGATAACCCTGACTTGTTTGACCTGCTTGACAACCAACAGCTACAGAATATTCACCTTGACTATTTTCTCCCGCCTTATCGCCAACAGCAACAGCTTCATCGCTTTGAGTGTTTTGTCCTGCCTTATATCCTATAGCTACCGCGCTGGGTCCTTGAGAATTTTGACCCGCTGTATAACCTACGGCTATTGCAAATTCACCCTGGCTACTACCACAATAACCACCTATAGCGACACTTGCACCACTCATTGAACCCGTTCCAGCGTTACTACCAATAGCAACAACGTATTGCCCCGTAGATGTTGTGCCACTATTTGGACCAATAAAAATACAGCCTGAAATACCATTTGTAACAGGGACTTGATACCCGATACCTACTCCCTGATTACGGTCATATGATGGGTCTGCAAAAAATGTTGTAGCAATAATTTCTGCCATAATTATAAACTCCTATTTTATTTAATTTTATTTAATTTTATTTAACTTACGTATGAAGAATAAGTAGTTGACCAATTGATAGTAGATCCATTTTTACCGTATACAGTCGCAACAAGTTGTGTGCCTGTACCATCTATTGAGAAATTCACGTAAGTAACATGTGAGGAAGACTTAATCATGACAAAAAACGGATCATCTAAAAGTGTGGCAACACCTCCCGCGGAGATAGCCGAAACGAAATATTTAACCGCAACACCTTGGGAATAATCAGAAGAAGGCCCACTTAAGACACCGTCTAAAATAAGCAATCCATCTGTTGGCATTGTGATGGCAAAGATTTGGGTTGGTGTATTATCTATTGTTGTCACAGTCCAGGTAGTTTCTATTGGAACTGTGCCGTTAATTGCAGAAACGGGAATTGTAGCAGTTGTAATATTTGCTCCGCTAATCTCAGGGGCAAACGAAGGAGGAGGGACAATTACTTCACTAGTGGTTGTGTCGTATGCCATGATAACGGGTGTTGTTCCCGTTGTTGAACGAATAGGATTTATATAACAAGCATTCGTTGTTGCGCCGTCTAATTCAGTTCCTGAAGCATTAATAACAATTGAGTTAGCAGGCTGACTTGTTTTACCAGCCGAAGCACCAATCGCAATCGAATATGTGCCTTGATTCTCATATCCCGCTTGATAACCCATAGCAATTGCATAAGCACTTTGACCACTTGTTGAGGCATCAAAAGCAGCTTCAAAGCCAATGGCAATAGCATTATCGCCTTGGTTGTTGTAACCAGTATTGCAACCGATAGCGATAGATTGTTGACCTTGTGAAGCTGCTCCACAACTATTTCCTATAGCAACCGATTTTGTACTTTGATTGCTTTGTCCCGCAGCAGAACCGATAGCAACAGATCTATCGGCTTGTCCACTTTCTCCACAATAAGGTCCTACTGCTACGCTATAAGATCCTTGACTATTTCCTGAAAAATATCCCAACGCTACAGATTGCTGGCCTTGTCCACCATATCCCGCACGCACGCCTATAGTGATAGATTGTTGCCCTCCAATTAGTGTTCCTCCACCCGCATCCTGACCAATAGAAATACAGTTACCTGCGTAAGCATTTGCTCGTTGTCCGATAGCAATATTACCCGAATTATTTACCTGGTTAGTAGCTCCCTCTCCCAACACGACTGCTGTCAAATCGCTTGTTGTGGATGTAGATGCGCATGTATCAATAACTATATCTGCCATAATTTTAAGTCCTTTTTATTTAGTTAGCGTATGTGAAAAATGAGGTATTCCATTTCAAGGTGACACCTGTTTTTCCTGTTACAACAACCTGCATATATGTGCCTGTTCCATCGATTTGGCAGGTCACATAAGGTGTTGCTTGATTGGGTCGGTTATAGACAAGGAAAGGGTCGGAAACTAAAGTTAGTGTTCCTCCCGAATTCACAGCGGTAAACACATACTTGACGCTAAATGCAGTGGAATAATCTGGAGATGCACAGTTAATAATACCTTCAAGCGTTACGATTGAATTTGTGGTTACTGTGAGAGATACCAATGGGGTCGGTGTTGCATCTGTTGTTTGAACATACTCAACACCCACATCATTGAGGGCCTCCAAAGGAATTGATGCTGTGGCAATGTTTGCGCCTGACATTGTTGGCGCATCATTAAACGTATTGGGCGCAGTCCAAGTGTTTGTACTACTCAAGAGAGCTGTTGCTGAACCAGACGCATCATAACTTGCATCACCGTATGCTTTAGTGATGAGCTGAGTACTTGTTGTTGGAGTTAGAGTACTGGTTGGCAAGTTAGTATTGTAACTGTTTGTCCCCGTCCAAGCGTTGGTACCAGATAGGCTGACACCTGAACCCGCAGCAGCATAACTCGCATCACCATAAGCTTTAGTGATGAGCTGAGTACTTGTTGTCGGAGTCTGGGTAGAGGTCGGTAAGCTTGAGTTAAAGCTGTTCGTTCCTGTAAATGCGTTTGTCCCTGCAACTGTTGCAAAAGTAGCTTGCGAAACAGATGAAACAGTTGAAATACCACCCGAAACAGTGCTTAACAAAAGACCTGTAGACAAAGCACCTAGGTTAACTTCATTGGTTAATGCGCCATTTGCTGTCGCAACTAAATACTGAGCGTTATTAGGTGCACCACCAGAACCACTATTTGGACTCCAGAAAGCATTACCTGATGCATCCGATGTCCAAATATATCCAGCAACCGCCCCTGTTGGAGCTTGGAAACCTGAATCGATGATCATATTCCCAACAAAAGTATTGACCCCACCCCAGCTTTGAGTTGCTGCTAAAGAGCCATAAGTTGCATCACCATAAGCCTTAGTGATTAACTGTGTTGAAGTCGTGGGAGTTAGAGTACTGGTCGGTAAGTTAGTATTATAGCTGTTTGTCCCTGTCCAAGCGTTTGTTCCTGACAAGCTCACACCTGAACCCGCAGCAGCGTAACTCGCGTCACCATAAGCTTTAGTGATGAGCTGAGTTGAGGTCGTCGGAGTTGCCGTAGACGTTGGAAGATGCGCGTTAAATGCATTAGTTCCTGTCCATGTATTACTGGAAGCCAAAAGTCCAGCAGCTGCTCCAGACGCATCATAACTTGCATCGCCATACGCCTTAGTGA